TAAGTCGGGTGACGGGCTGGCGGAATTAGTCGCGACTAAGTCCGGACTACTAAACCGGAGGTTCACTAATCGGTCACACAGGTCGCGCAAATCGGTCACACAGGTCGCGCAAATCGGTCACACAGGTCGCGCAGTTACGGCCCGTCGGCGCGCTCAAATCCGACTAAATTCGGCCCTAAATCAAGTAAAATTGACTAAGACTTGATATACTGAGGCCCCCCGTATGTCGCTTGCGCGACAGAGGAACCACACACAGCGAACCGCAACAACACCCAATGAACCGCACAGAGAAGGAGGAAAAAAAATGCCAACTGAAACCAACGAAAAGAACCCGACCATGCTTGACCGTATGGCCGGAGAGAACGAAACACTGGGGGCCGCTGTTATGGCCCTCTTCGTCACCCTTGTGATGAAGGCGCTCGGCTTGAATAAGCAAGCCGTCAACATGACCCGACGCGCCAACGGCTTCCAAGCCAAAGACGCCATGGGCATCCTTGAGGCTGGCCGAATGGCGAGCGTGGTTCAAGACCTCGGATTGAACAAGCGTTCAACCCTTGACGACTACCGCTGGACTCTCAATGAACTGGGAGCCGGTCGGTTCTCAATCATTGACAACAACGGCCAGCCCCGCACCCTTCGGGTCGGTGAGTCTGCCGCCATTGACAAAGTATTGAACAGCGTCAACGGAAGGAAGGCCGTCAAGTGCATGGCCGCACTTCGCCGGGTGGCTACACTCAACCAAGCCCGACTGGATGCGCTCCGCCGCTCCCTCGCCACCGACACCGAAGAGATTGAGGAAGGGTACGCCCCCGCCAACCGCTCCGTGATGGAAGCCTTCGGACTTGAGGAAGGCGATGTTGTGCGGTTCGTGGAACTTGAACGGGCCTACCTCATGCAAGGCGACTTGACCACCAAGCAAGGCCTTCAACAGTACGCCACCGCCGGTCACCTCAACCTCAATGTTGAGACGGTGCTTGATTGGTTCAAGGGCTGTGTTGATGGGAACGCGTACTACTGCGCCGCATGCACCAAGCGAGGCGACCGGGGCTACTTCCCCACCCACTACCCCACCGACTACCGCATCCAGCGAGGACCGGGCAAGGGTGAACTTCACCCACAGGCGGGCCTTCCTCACCCCAAGGCAGGCAAGCCCCACCCCGTCAACTGGTCAAGCCCTTCCGTCCTTGGAAAGACGGTGACGGCACAGGTGGCCGCTTCGTGGGGCATACCGGAGGAGAAGACGGGAAGCCGTCGCTGTCCGACCTGCGACTGCCCTGCCTACGCCCTGTCATCCAACAGCAACACCGCACACCTGCCACTTCTCACCTTCAACGGGAAGACCTGCGAGGGCGTCGGTACGGTGGCGGGTGCTGTGCGCGCTGTCTCCTTCCGCATGGACAAGGAGGCGTTCAAGGTGTGCCAGCGCGCCGCTCTTGACAAAGCCACCCCGACCGATGCCATCCACGCCTTGATGAACGCCCGTGTCAACTACCGGGTGAAGGGGAAAGAGTTCGCCATGGCTCGCCTTGTGCCTGTGTGGTTCCACCACGCCAGCGACGACGGCTCCCACATTGACCGACTGGGCCTCGCTCTTGAGCCAATGGCCCACGCCAGCGGCGACGGGGACTTGAACGGCTGACGCCGAAGCGGGGACGCACCCGCACCACATCCGGCTCTCGGAGCCGTACACCGGGCCGCCTCGCTCCAAGGAGCGGGGCGGCCCCCTTGCGTTACGCAAACCCCACCGAACCCACCGCCGCCAATGCCAAAATTGAGCCGATAAACACCCCTCACAGCCACGCAAACGCCCCGACCCCTTGCGAGGTAGCACCGAGGACAGAAAGGCGCAGGAAGGGCGGTTTATGTGGCCGCAGAGGGCAACCCTATCATGATAGGCTACAAAAGCCAGCCCGCCACGCCCTGTAGCACTGCTTAGTACCTTCCAAAATTCGCGACAAAATTTTTCAAAAAACGACTTTATATATTCAACGACGCCTTACACTTCGGAACATCGTGCTTCGGGATTTTGTCTTCCCACTTCCGCCCGACCATTCACCTTTACCCATCGCTCTTGCTCCCCAAGCAACGCCCGTGTTTTGGTGGCTGAATTGGTCAACGGCGTGTGCCAATGCCATAACCAAGTCGTTGTGCGCTCCTGTGTCCACAATATCGCCCGATTTCCAAGCGTGTGCTTCCAACTCTTCAAGGATTTCATTAACGACTCTTCGTGTGGCATCGTCGCCATAGGGGAATACAATTTTTCCTCGTTCAAACCACACCCTCAACCTGTTCAACAACGCTTGCTTCAATCCTTTGTTGCTGACTCGGCTTTGTCGGTAGTCAACATTGATTCCTTTTGCTTCTAAAAGACTTTGAAACAATCGCTGGAATCCGACATCTTCTGCCGCAAGTGGCGCACTATACCGCTTGCACCATTCGCCAATCATGTCGGCTTGTTTATCGGGGGAAAAATCATTTCGTCTCCACACATTTGCCACAACCAATGAACCATCCGATTCTTGCCGAACAGCAATCAGCACCGAGTAGTCTTTACCCAACCCCTGCGAAGGGTCAAAGCCAACAACATATCGCCCTTCGTCTCGTTTTTGTTTGTCAAACAACTGTTCCAAGTCCATGTTAGCCCGTGTGTGTTTCCGGGGATATACTGCGGCCTCATCATCAATCACCTTACACAAAAATTCCTGTGCAAATTCCAACTCTCCCGTCACTTTTTTTTGCTCTAAAAGAAAATCAATCGGTCTAAATTCGGGCCACAGAGCATACAGGTTTTCCGGCTCGTGTTTTGACTCGTCCCAATTAGGGATAGCAGACCATGTTCCCGTTTTCCATTCCGGATTGTCAAGCATTTCAGTATGGTATAAGTCCATCATGCTCATTGGTGTTCCAACGCAAAACAAAAACGAACCGGGGTCAAGCATTGGCATGACAACTTTACGCAACCAATGGCGCAACTGCTCGTTGTTCAATTCTTTTTTTGCGTCAAGCAACACATCGTCAAGGGCTACAACAGCGGGGTGGTCACCACGGATAGCAGAACCAACGGAGGAACAGCGAATAACGGCCCCGTTGTTCAGCCACAATTCCCTTTTTCCACCCTTTTTAGGGTCAATATACCGAGCCAACTCTTTGTGTGTTGTCAAATCCTTACGAATCTCGGCCAGCCGACGAACGGCAGTGTCTTGGGATGCCGAAAACAACCAAATGTCCATAGGTTTGCCGTTAAACTTTTCAAACAAACACATGTGCAACAACTTGACACCAAGGGTAGTTGATTTGCTGTGGCTTCGTGGTGCAATAATGCAAACACGGTGAACATGCGCTCCTTTTCTATCGGTGTAAAGGTTCATCCAATCTCCGATATGCTCTCCCCAAGCATAACCGAGCCAACGGTAAAAATAAGAAACATCGGTTCTTGCTCTTTCAAACGCTAATGCTGATTTGATTCGGGACATTGGGCATCACAAACATATTTACGGGTAAATTCCAAAAAATATCAACTTTCAAAGACATATAATCACCAAGGCTTAAGCGAGCGCATACCACAATACGGGCAAACCCTCGTATAAGCCTTCGCTTGAGAAAGACCTTTGCTTTCCCAACCGCAAGAATCGCATCGGACATGTTCACGCTTCATCACGAACCACCCTCATTGTTCCACAATACACCATTTTCTTTTGTTTTTTACACCATCGTTTATGTGTATTATAACGGGAAAAGCATTCATGACCACAGGCGTTGCATTTTCTTAATTTTTTTATTTGACCATTCAATGCTGACCCTCCACGGGCGCAAAGAAGGTTGCAATCAAACCTTTTTCTTTGTCAATGAGGTGAGCGGCCAATCCAGCCTTGCTGGTGGTGTAACCTTGTCGTGCGTGGTATCGGTCATGACCTGCAAGCGACGGCAACTGAACAATCAAACAGCCGCCTTTTTCAACAACTTGTCGGTGGTGCAAATGACCGTGGAACCAAGCGTGGTGTTCGCATTCGCCCCATAACTGCCGTTGTTCGTTGCTCATCAACTCAACAAGATTTTTTGCACCGTCGCCATGAATAAAGCCCAACAAGTTATTTCCATATTGGACATATTGGCGCGTGGATGGACTAACAACAACTTCACAGTCTTCAACATTCTCATAACAAGCAGAAAGATACATCATAAGAGCAATTGCGCTCATGCGGTCATGGTTTCCGGGCATAAACACCACTTTGACGGGTGCAATCTGCCGTAGCAAATCAATATGTTCTCGTGCAAGTTGGCAACCTGTCATGAGGATTTCAGCAGGACTTCCGCACATGTCTTGTGGTGTACCCTTTGTTGTTGTACCAGCATCGGTATCAACATGAAACCAATCACTGCCGGTAGCCAAAATAATTTGTTCGGGTCGGTAGGGGAGGCGGCAAAGCAACTCTTCTGTTTTTTCCATCAAGCGGGTTTTTGCTTCTTCAAAGTGATAGGTTTCACCAACTTCGTCAACCCATCCATATTTGCCCCAATGAAAGTCTGTTGGGCTGATAACAAGGGAATAATCCGAGCCTTCTTCAATCATGTTTATTTTGGGGACTTCATGCACTTGTTCGCCAACCAATTGCTTAAACTCATTTAGCACCATTGACGAAAACATGTCATATTTTTCAGCCGATTGCTCAATTTCTTTCCACTTGCGTCGTTCAAACTTTTCGTGCAATAAATGTTTTTTCTTCAACACTAAATCTTCAACAAGTTGGTCAACATCGGTGGTGGCAATTTCTTCATCGGTGTAGGGGGACATGTCGTGCGTCCAACCGTGTCGTCGTCGGTATTCGTCAAACCAAGCACGAGGAATGCCAAAGTCGCGTGTGACCTCATTCATAGATGCCCCTTTGCCAACCATGTTTGAATAAGCCTCTTTCATGGCTCGGTGCTTATCGCCGCTTACCGACACCATTTGGTCGGCAATTGTAAGAAAAGTGTAGTAAATGTCATTGATTTCATCATAATGATATGATTTATTGACATCGGCGGCTGGTTGCATTGGTTCCATTGGTTGAACCTTTTCGTTTCGTAGCCATCGGTAAATAGACATCTCCCACCCCTTGACGGACTTCTTGGGGTCAAGGTCATGCAAATAACGAGCATTGTCCAATTTGCTCTTTGTGCTGTCATAATGTTCTGCGATAAGGCTGTACCCGTATTCCGGTGTTGCTCTCATATTCAAATGCACGATTGAACCCTTTATGAAGGTTTATGTTTTTCTTATTTCAAAACCAACAAAAAAAATAAAACGCAACACTGCGCCCCAATTCTTTAATTCTTTTATTGTTTCATAGGCATGTATCAAGGGCTATTGTTCTATTGTTGTTACAACTTCTTCTTCTCCATCTATGAAACAAAAAAAGAATTAGCGAAAAAGCATCACTGCGTTTGATTTATTCTTTTTGTTAAAATAAAATCAACAAAAACAAAAAATGCGCTACATTGATAAATCACGCGACATACCCCCTAAGCATGGGTATCTTTGATAGGTTCCGCCGCAACGCTGTGGCCGAAGAAACCCCGATTCAGCGAGTCGGGTCAAATGTTTCCCTTAGCGTAGCCGCCGGACTTCCAAACATTTTTGAGGACACCGAAAAATTTCAAAGCGACACCAACTTCAAAAACAAATTTGACCTTTATGATAACATGGTCAAGTTAGACCCCGAATTGAACGGTGCTGTGCGCTCTGTTTCGCTCACGGCTAACAACTATCGGATTGACTACGCAAAGGCCAAGAACGGGGCTATACGAACCGCTATCGCTGAAATGATTGAGCAGGTGGACTTTGACGATTTTCTCATCAACGCTCTCCGCAACCTACAAGTCTATGGAAATGACATTAACAAGTTAGTGGGCCGCACCGGTGTTGGCATCACGGCCATTCAAAGCCTACCCATCCGACAAATCACCATCGTTGACAACCGTGGCGCACGAGGTCTGCCTTTTACGGCAGACGAAAACAGCCCCATTATGTCCAATGACTTTTACATTCTCCGAGAACAAGGCATTGAAACAATGGTGTTTCCACGAGCAGAAATCGTTCACCTTCGCACAGACTACAAATCAAATTGGTTTGAAGATACTAAACTCCGACAAACCTATGGTGTGTGGGGTCAATCCCGCTTTTCGTCGCTTGAACAAGTCATTCGTGTCAAATATAACAGCATGAATAACCGCATCGCCTTGGAAGACTCCATGACCAAGCAATTTATCACAATTGACAAATCAGCCATTGAGCATATCACCGACCCAAGTGAGCAAGCCGAGCGGTTGGGCATCATTATGGATGAAGTAGTAAAGTTGTTTGAGGGTCTGCGTGGCGACCAAATGCCTATCCTTCCTTCTTATGTCACTCTTCATCATGTTGACCTTAACAACACGATACCCGACAACAGTGGCTTCCTTGATATGGTTGGTGCAAATGTAGCGGCGGTTTTGCATGTTCCCCGTGTCGCCGCAGGTCAAGAGCGAGGTTCAACCTTTGCCGCCACCTACAACGCAAACATGTGGGCAAACACCGCCATAAGCCGCCTACAATCCATTGTCAAGCAGGGTGTTATGCAATTGTTCTCTAAGCAACTTGAATTGAAAGGCATCAAGCACCAAATGAAAGACTTGCCCGAATTTATGTTTGAACCAATTGCCGAAGAGTCTCCAATGGAGTCTATGAAGCGAGCCGTCATGGGCTACCAAGCAGGAATTTTGACGCTCAATCAATCTCTTGAACTTATTGATATGCAACCCGACTCACAAGGCAACAACCGATTAGATAAACCTTCAAAACCAACAATGGGTGAGTTGCCGAGAACAAATGAACAAGGTGATTAAAAATGGCAAAAAACAACAAAGACAGCGTTAATGACCGAATGATTAAGTGGACGGCACTTCCGGCTGTTTATCTATGGCTTGCGGCAAGTGGAGCAGTAGTGGCTATGGGTATTGCCAAGCCCGATGTTGTTCTTGAAAACATTGAAGGATTTATCGCCCTTATCGCTATCATTGGTGGAACGGCACAGCCAGCCTTTGCAACTATGCTTGAGTTGTGGAAGCAAGAGCAACAGACTGAAACAGAATTGCACCCATCAGTCATTGAGTCCCAAACCCGTGTGATGGAAAAGCGAGCCGAGTTAGAACGACAAATGGCTCTCAAAGCCCAAGAACACAAACATACGATGGATGCCGAAGAACGCCGAGCAAGAATACAATTGGTGTCGGAAGGTAAGGCTGTATGGAAGAAGAAAGAGGATTAACCGTAAAAAAATATAGGCATCTAAGTCATGTTTGGCCTCATGAATATCAAACGCCGTCCGAAAAAGGCTATCCCGAAGTCTTTGACCTTATGTCTTTTTGGGTCTTAAAGTGGGATGGCGAACCAATAGGCTATACCGGTTCTCTTGAATTAGGTCATTTTTTCTTTGTCGGAAACACTTACATTCTTCCCGAATACCGACAAATGGGGTATCATTCTTATTTGCTCCAAGTACGCAATCATCATCTTGGTTTAAGGCCAAAAATAACTGTGTTGAATCCCATTGATGGAACGCACATGTTTAATCTCATCAAAGTTGTGGAAAAGTTAGGTTATACTGCCGTTTTGTCTTACGATGATGTAAGCGACATTATGTCCAAATCATTGTATGAAGAAGTCCGAAAAGAAGGGCAACAATTATGGCGAATGAATTAAATGACGGAATATATGTCGGTAACCCATGCCCGATGTTCGCGATGGTGAAAAGCGCGACGAATACATGGGTCGTTGCATGGGTGACGACAAAACCCAAGCAAAATATCCCAACCCCCAACAACGAGCGGCGGTGTGTAACTCTATGTATGACGAGGCACAGAGCGAAAGTGTAAATGCTGGAATGGAGGATTATATTTTCTCCACCGAAGAAGGCGCAAAGAAAAAATCAATGGAAATCGGCTTCAAAGGCGAAATCCACATGGAACGAATGGCTGATGGAACGCCAATGTATTTTCCTGCTAAAACTGATGAAGAATTTCAGCGTTGGTTCAACAAGAACGATTCGCATGAAAATGCCGAAGCCGCTGAATATCAAGGTAAAAAAGTGACGCTCAACAAGCCCTTCCGCACCCCCGGTGGCCCAAAGAAATTTGCAGTGTATGTGCAAAACGAGGCCGGTCGTGTTGTGATTGTCCGGTTTGGCGACCCCAACATGGAAATCAAGCGAGACGACCCAAACCGACGAAAGAACTTCCGTAGCCGCCACAATTGCGACAGTCCCGGCCCAAAAACCAAAGCCCGATATTGGTCGTGCCGACAGTGGGAAAGTGGACGAAAGGTGGAAGCAAGCGAGGAACACGAGGCCCTTGGCGACGAACTGTGGTTTGACATTTGGTCCCGCAACGAAGGCGAAATCCTTGAAGGCTTTGAAGAAGTCGTTGAGGCTGAAAAAGGCCCATGTTGTTCATCGTGTGCCGAACACGCCGAGGCCGAAGAAGTCGGCAAAGACACTTACGACAATCCCGGTGAAGCCGCTGGTCGGGCTAAGGAAATGGGTTGTGAGGGCATCCACGAAACCGACGGCAAATTCATGCCATGCAAAACGCACGAGGAATACATGAAGCGCACCGATGAAAAGATGGCCGGTTATCATAAGGATGATGAGAAGGCCATGGCTGGTGAATGTCCCATTGGTGAGGAAATGGTGAACGGAACCTGCAAGCCGGTCAATGTCACCATGGAAGCCACGATTGATAGCGTGGTCGCCAGCGTGGAGGCATCCACCGGTAAAACCTACATGAAAATTAGCGGTATTGCTTTCCACGAGGGCTACAACAAGAACAAGTGGGCCATCACCAAGCGTGGCGCTGAAAAAACCGTGACGCAGATGTTCGGCGCTGACTTGACCCTTAACCATCCCAAGCCAAAGGCCGTGGGCTTTGAGCGCAACACCGATGGCGGCGTTAACGAAGCCAATGTTGGTGTTGTTACGGAGGCATCCTTCCACGACAAAGAAAAGGAAGGGTATGAAGTCCGATACACAGCCAGCGTGGAGCGAAGCGAATTGTTTGAGGCACTTGAGTCCGGTATGTGGCTTAAACCCGAATACGGTGTTTCTATCGGTGGCTATGGCATTCCTATCTCTGCTAATGAAAAAGGCATGGTCTTTGACAAAGACTTTACCTTTGACCACCTTGCTATTGTTCACAAACCGGCATATCCAAGGGCGAACATTGAAAAGGCAGAACGAATGGAAGAGACGGTGGAGGCAAAACACGGTGGACAGCATGGCAAACCCGGCCCCAACGACCCCCGTAAGACTCCGGCCAAACCAAGTGAACGACGCCGTGGCTCAAAGAAAAACCCACCCGGTTCAGCAAAAAAACCCAATAAGTCAATTGTCGTTTCACCTGCAACGCGCACCACAATTCGCAACAAAATGCAAGAGCATAACAAAAAAGACAAAGGAAGTAAAGCCTCTATGGGCGCACTTCTTACTGTTTTTCGTCGTGGTGCTGGTGCTTTCTCCACAAGCCATGCCCCTAACATGTCAAGAAACGGTTGGGGTATCGCAAGAGTCAACGCCTTCCTTTACCTTTTACGGAATGGTCGGCCTTCTAACCCCAACTACAAGCAAGACAATGACTTACTACCCAAAGGACATCCTCGTGCAAGAAGGACAGCCTCAACAGAAGAAACCTTGATAAGTCAAACCGCCTCTCACACAGAATACCGAAAGGAGAACGATACAATGTCCGAAGAACACATTGATGAAGAAAACGCCGTTGCTGGTGAGATGGAGGCACTTCAAGCCGAACTCGTCCTTGCTCGCGCTGAACTTGAAGAAATGCGCGCTATGGAAGCCGCAAAGCACGAAGAAGCCCGCCTATCCCTTGTTGAAGCCGCAAGCGAACTTGGTATGAAGGGTCATGAAGACCTTTCCTCCGAAACCCTTGAGTCCATCATCGCCTCTTGGAAAGAGAGCCACCCCGAACCTGTGGTTGAGATGAAGCCAGCAGAACCCGCCGTGGCTTCCGAATCCCCATCTCCTGCCCCAACCTCCGAGAAGGTTGTTGCAAACTACCTTAACGGTAAAATTGTGGAAACTCCCGAAACCCTTTACAGTCAAGCATGGAACGCATGGGCCGGTGCTTGGAACAAGACCCTTTCGGGTGGAGAAACAAACGATGAGCGTATTCGCGCTCCAAAATTCAATGAACTTTGAGGTGAAAAAATATGGTAGCATTTACAGGAAACGACCCACGAAACGCAACTTTGAAAGACGCTGAAACCGTTAGCGGTGTCGGTATCGTCTTGGCAAAGGATGGAACGAACAACCTTCTCCAAGTTGGAGCCACAACGGATGTGCCTTTGGGTATCTCTGCTGGCGAATCCAGCCGAGACGCCGACCTCGTGTTTGAAACCACGGGCGCAACGGTGTCTTACTTCCCAATGGGCGGAGTCCACATGGTTGCCGCTCTCGCAGAAACTTACACCACCGGACAACTTGTGTACCTTAAGGGTGCAGGACGAGTTGGTGGAACGGCTGGCTCCGATAAGTTGGTTGGAGTCTATGTCGGTGAAGGGGAAACCGTCGGAACGGCAGGACTTCTCATTCCCGTGAACACGAGTCAATGTGCAACTGCTTGATAAAAAAAAGGATGTGAAAAAATGAACAAATCATTAGAAGAAATTATGAACGCATCAGCCGCCGCTGGCCCCTTCGGGACTGGTGACGCTGTTCTTGAGCAAACCCTCCGAGACTTTATCCAACTTCAATCCACCCGAATTGCCATCGGAACGCAGGTTGTTGGAACCCGAACCGTCCCTTGGCTTGAGTTCAAGTGGTACACCGGGGTTGAAGGAACCTTCTCGTACCCACTGGACGACGCCGCAACTGTTGACCCCACCAAGATTGGAACCAGCAACTACACTGTGAAGTTGCAAAAGGGTCAAGGTCGCTGTGTTTTCCTTGACACTGTGCGCCTCCGTGGTGAGTCCTTTGAGAACATTGACCGACAGCAACTCGCTATCGTTCGTGGCCGAGCCGATGTTATTGACAACAACATTCTTTCCACCCTGCATGGCGGTGCTGGTCAATCCCAAGCCGCTACCGCAACCTTTGGCAGTGCTTCTGCTGACGAAGAATCGGACTTGCTTGCAACGATGGACAAAATCTTCGCCAATGGCCGTGTGTCGGGCGATGAGCCAATGGCTCTTATCCTTCCTGCCTCAACCCGAAGTGCTTTGCTCAACACGCAACTTTACGGAAATGTCGTGGAGTCCCTTCAAGACCACATGCGCCGAATTGCCAACATGAGCATTTACTACACGCGAGACTACACCGGCGGTAAGTCCCTCATTGACTCCGACCCAACCGGTGCTATTGAAGACGATGCTCTTTTGCTCATTCCCGGTGCTGAAACGGCTGAATTTTTCACCTACAACGGCGCTGGCTACCAAGAGACTGAATTGACTCGCCTTCCCGGTGTTGGCTTTGACTGGCTCTTGACCGGCTACATGGGAAGCGTTGTCCACCAACACCAAGACGGTGCGGCGGCTGGAACCTCAAACCGAATTGCCAAAATCACAGGCGTCATTTGAGGTGGTATTTTTGGCACAAAACCGAAAGTTTCAAGACTTCGTAGAAACGAAGTATCTCGCTGACGACGCAGTGAGCAACGCTAAGACTGACGGGAACCAACCAAAGCACCTTTCGTTCAAGTATGACTTTAGTGTTGATGGTGGGGAAATCGGAGCAATCACCCTTAACGACGAAAGCGGTTCGCCTCAACTACTACCCGAAAAGGCTATTGTCACAAACGCAACGATTGAAATTGAGACGGCGGTTGGTTCCACTGGCTCGGCTACCGTTGCTTTTGGGATTCTTGCTAACACCGACGCCTTCAAAGCCGCTACTGGTAAAGCCAGCCTAACGGAAGATGCCGTGTTTGCTGGAACCAACGACCTTCCTTTGAAAATGGCTCTCCCAACTCCCGTTATTTTGACGGTTGCGGTTGCGGCTTTGAACGCCGGTGTTGCTTTCATCAATGTGGAATACATTGAAGGAAATTGATTAGGTGATTCTTCATGATTGAAGAATGGACTGACAAGAACGGTGATGTTTACCGTTGGAATGCAGAGTCCAACAGATACCTTCTGCAAAAGAAGGAAAAAGCACCCGCTAAGAAAAAGACCAGTAAAGCAAAGAAGGAGAAGAAAGAATGAGCGAGCGCGCAAAATTGGTAAAGCAACTCAACAAAAAAGGTATTGCCGTTCCCAAGGGAGCAAAAGTCGCAGACCTTCGCCATCGTTCCGAACATTGGTTGTCCCGCAACGGATGGCTTATTCGGTTAGCCAAACCTTCTTCACGCAAGCCCGATAGTCCCCTTTCTTTGATTCCCGATACAAACACCTATTGGCTTCCCGATAGCCGCATGGCTAAAGAAATAATTGAGACTAAATTGGTTTTTGTCCTTGGTCGTACACCAGCCCCACCCAAAGGCACACCTGTTATTGATGTCCCCAAAGATTTTAACGACAGGTGGCCTGTCAATGGGTTGGGTGAAGAAGAATGACCGTGACCACGGACAACATTCGTGATTTGCTTAACAGGCCACAAGGCTTAAACGAAGCCACTATTACTGAATATATCAGTATGCGAACCGAACAAGTCAATAAGTCGGCACGAAACAACGCCTTTCTCGCCGAAGACTCAACAAATGTAGTCACAACAGCACAAAAAGAAGCGGCAATAAAGGCTTTAGCATGTGCTGATTGTTTGCAAGTTATGATTGATACAATTCCTTCCTATGTCAATGAAGATGAGAGAAAGCAACAGGACATACGACTAACCGCACAAATGCGTGGTTTCATAAAGCGTGGAGAAGAAATGCTTGCTCTTATCTCGGAGGTTGGCGGAACGGCTGTTAAGTTCAGCCAAACCAAAACGAGGCTTTGAGCATGGTAAATTATCAATGGATTGGTGCGGCTTCCACAAGCGCAAGCAACACTGCAAATTGGAATCCAAACGGGACGCCAGCCGCAGGTGATGTTGTTATTTTTGATGGTGGGGCAACACAAGGTTGCTCTTGGGATATTATTATTCCCCCTACTGCACTTTCTGTTGATGAAATAATTCTTGAAAACGATTTTGAGTATTCATTAACACTTGCTCAACAAGTAAGAATCAAAGGTTTGTATTTAGGAGCGACAATAGCCACTGGCGGCGGGTCGGATTTAATCCTTTTTGAACACGGAGCGTCCCCTAATTTTTTTGGGTCTTACAAAACATATAACGAAAGATTTATTTTGATTGATGGAGGAACAGCGACAGGAATAGATATGCGACTAACTGGTTCGTCTTCACCTGTCACAAAATTTGACGATGGGCAACACCCTAATGTTGAATTGCTAACTGGAAGTTTTGCACCCGATTATGTAGCCCCAACGGGAACAAGCGGAAAAACATCGTTTGATTCTTTTACTTTGACATCGCCAGCAACATTTTCCCCCGATGGGAACTTAGTTGATAACGATAGACTCAAAGTATTTTCTTTTACGACATTTTCAATCACCAGCACCAGTATTGACTTTGGTTTGGCTACTGCTGAATTTTATGCTACAAGCGGTGGCTTTTACATCCCAACAGCAGGTGCAGACGGTATGCCTTCGGATTTTGTAGCGTATTATCGTAAAATTGTGCTAAAAGGAAATACCGCTGGACACAAATGCTTGATGAGCGACAACACCTACATTTCTGTTGAAGAATTTGAGATTGACGATGGTGTAGTGCTAAAGGGGCCGGTTGATGATGATTCCCAAGGAGCCGATATTCGTTCAATCAAAACACCTAAGTTGCGAGGAACATGGTCATTTAGCCAAATCGCACCCGGTATTTATCGTAGCCCTCGTCATGCTTCCGGCCCAATGCCTAAAGTCAATGGTGATTTTTATGTTACCGGAAAATTGACTGTAGATGGTCTTATTGACCCTACAGGTATGGTGTTCACACCGCAAGCGACAAACCCCGAAAGCACAAATCCCCAAGATACGATTTGGATTGATTCGGAAACCAATCACCTGTTCCGTGGTGAGCGTGATACGGAGTCCACCGTTCACTTCAATGTTCGCAACGATGAAGGGGCAATAATCCCCCTTGGCGCACCTTTGTATTCTAAAGGCGAGATTGGCGGAAGCAACAGAATCAAGGTCGGTATTGCTGATGCAAGCGACCCAAACAAAATGCCAGCCATTGGCCTTGCTATGGAGGAAATGAATACCACTTCCACAAAGGACGGCAACATGATTCTTACAGGTCTTTTCAACGATAACATCACAATCACAGGCGTTACTGAACAGGACATTATTTATGTTGCGCCTCACGGTGGAAGCGCACCATACCTTACAATCACCCGCCCAACAAGTCCTTCGCACCTTGTTCAAAATGTAGGCGTTTGTGTCCGTCAATCGGCAACCAATGTATCACAGGGTATGAAGGTAGCCGCTATTGGCAGAACGAATGATAGTCCCAACTCCTCATTTCTCATGGTGAACACAGAATCCACTCACCCACAAGCCCGAAGGCTTGTTGCTGGAACAAACATCACACTTACAGACGGTGGGGCGGGTGGCGACCTTACTATCGCCGCAAGTGGAGGTGGCACATATACCGATGCACAGGCTATTGCCGCCGTTGAAGGCGAGGCTACGCTTGACCTTACAGGCGATGTAAGCCTTGCCGCCAACAAAGAATTGACAATCAACGAATCCACCTATTCATCCTCGTCTAAAAACAGCGACGACACAAAGGTTCTCGTTTCGGCTGATTCAACAGGAACAAACGACGCTCTGTTCCGTGTTGATACCGATGCGGGATTCTTGCGAATGGGGCCACAAAATACAGGCTATTGTCATTTTTACACGGACAGAAACGCATTTTATTTTAACCGCAACATTGAGATGGATGGAGGTTCATTCCAAGCCTACAACGACGACCTACAAATCATAACAACCACCACATCGGGCGATGCAACTCGTATTTTTATTGACGCTGGCGTGGATGAATGCCGTGTAGGTATCGGCAACGGTTTCTCTGCCTCTTCTCTTCCGGAACATGCCCTTCATGTAAAGGGGGAAGGAAACTTTGCTTTCCGAGTTCAAGCAGACGAGGGCAACCTACGGATGAACCGATTCGGCCACTTGCAGATTCAAAACGATAACAATTCTCCCCTTGATGGAGAAACAATTGATTCTCCACTTTGGCAAATCGGCCAGCGAGATGGCGGTCAATTGGACATAGCGTTTGGTGCGCTTTCAACGCAGTTAGTAGCCGCCAGCGATGCTCTCCTTACTTTACAAAGAGGAAGCGCAACAGGACCAAAGCAAATTGGTTTTCTTGGGGCATCCCCTACCGCCGCAATTGACGACGGTGCAGGTAGTCCCCTTACGCCAATCACGCCTGCTCTTGTGACGCCTTCGGTCAATGAATCAACACTTGCCGCACGATTGGATGCTATTCTTGCAGGACTTCAGCAATTAGGATTATTCGCATGAGGTGAAAATATGGATAAATGGCTTGACGAATATGTGGAAAAAGTTATGGCTCAACAGGTCGTGACCAACAGTATTTTTAAGAAAAAGGTGAAAAAAAATGACTAAAAGAAAGGGAAAAATCGTATATCAGCCGCCGGAGCGGTGCTACACCAATGTGAACATTGAAGAGACACCTCATGGCTACAAGATTTATCGGATAGGTGAAACACGCCATTTCACAGTCATTCCTCTATCTGCCGCAAAAGAAGTCCTTTACAAAGGAGATTGAAACATGAACATTGAAACAATGCTACTGATAGCAACTGCTATTTTGGTTGATTTACTGATTCTTGCCGCCGCTGGAAAGTGGTTGCTTGGAAAGTGGAAAGAGATGAAGGCTGATGGCAAGGTCACGCTTGATGAAGTCCTTGATGTTGCCGACGAAGTGGTTGATAAGGTCAAAGAAACAATTGAAAAATTGGAAGGCGAAGAAGAATGAACGACGAACGGTTTAATTCTATTGAAGAAAGACTTGTTCTTCTTGAACAAGCCGTTTTTGAGTTGTCCACTATGGCGAAGTATCTCAAGTATGCCGCTGTTGCCCTGTTCGCTTCGCTTGGCGTTGATGTGCAGGGGGCCATGTGATGGCGTATTATTGCACTGCCGCTGATGTTGGCTCTCGCCTTGCTCTTGATAGCGCACAGCGCACACGAGCAACAAACCGACTAACCAGCGTGATTCGTCGTGCGACCATTGATATTGACCAAACCTTCCGTGATTATGGGCGTGATGTCCCAAGCGACCACATCGCTGAAACAACGCTTAATGGTGATATTAGCGCAGGTGCTACAACCATAAGTCTTACAGATGCTTCGGGCTTTTCAACCACCGGAAATGGAAATGTGGATGGTGATTCTTTCAAATGGACTGGGAAATCCTCAAATGACCTTACAGGTGTCACCGGCATTTCTTTTAGTCACTCTTCGGGAGTGACTGTGCAAGAAGGTGAAATGGCTCATGTCTTGCGTGAGATATGCGCTGACATCGCCGCCGCCTATTATCTTGAAGACGAGTCGCTGTTTCAAACGGCCAGCAAAGACGGAACAATCCGAGGAAATAACTTGCGAGAGCGAGGCTACATGAACCTCAAGCGGCTGGCCCACTTGGGGAGTGTGGACTAATGCGTGGTTTGCACATTAGCGATATGACCATGCGTGACTCGCATGGTTCTATGACTATTCGTGTTGATGCTTCGGAGTTCAATCGCGCTATGAATGCCACACAAGAGGATATTGCGGAAGCCATGTTCAAAGGAAGCGGTGAGGCTTTTTCTTACGCTAAAAGAATAACAGAAAATTATTTGCGAGGTTATGTCGGAATGGTTCCTCAAGCACACAAAGTTGCTAATTCGTTGGATTATGATAAAAGAAGAACAGGGCGTGAAGGTCGTGTTGTTCGTATTGAAGGTGATGATGTGGAGTTAAAGGCGTCGTTTGGAAGCCGAGGCCCGAATATACATGGTGGTGAAATTGGTATTGGTGTTCATACCAGTCCCGATGATAACGGACGACGATGGAATATAGCACAATCCTTGCAAGAAGGAATTAGCCCAAAAACATTTACTTGGAACTCAAGTGGTGCGGCTGAACACAGTCGTCAAGTTGGTCGCAAAGGAAGCAAAACGCCGTGGTTCCCCCGCCCTCCGTATTTTTATGGCTTCCCTGCCTTGGACTTCCTTGGTGTTGCCGAGCGAGCCTTTCAAGCAAGAATTAAAGGCGCAGTTGAGCGTGAAATGAAAAAGAGGGTTGGATGATGGCGATAGCAACAACAGAACAATTTTGGAATCATCGTTTAAACGGTGAAGACCCGACATCCCCCACGGGTGAAAACAACAACGCTTGGACGGCCACAGGAAGCGGCGCAAGCGAAGTGGACAAGTATTGGGTAGTCACCGACGCCCGATACAATGTGACGCCCACAACCGACGCTTATACGCTTTTTACGGTGCTTCAATACACCAGCACCCCAAGCAACGATGAAATCCTCATGTCTTTGGATAACGGGACAAAGAAAGTGGAGGTAAAGGTTTTTGGGACAAAAGTAAAGTTAGTTGGTGCTACAACAGTGACCAGCATTGACCTTGACCCATTGATGGCCGAAGAAAACCCTGTCCCCCTTGCTCTCCGATTGACGCTTGACGCTTCCGGCAACGCTCGTCTGTATCTGCGTGAAATGATTGAAGACGACGACGCACAAACGGTCTATCTATCGGTTGTTGGTGCAAGTGGTTCCTCTCGCAACATAGAATGGGGAAACAATAGCGGCAACATTAAGTGGGCCTCGGTGTATGCAACAGACAAGGGTGCTTTTTCCCCACTTGAGTTGGCCCCCTCCGACTTGGCTACCGACACCCTGCTTCGCATGGGTCTATCCATTGTGGAATCGCTTCGCAACAGTCGCAGGGCGCATCTCAAGACTTACCTTGATGCTGGCTCAATCCGATACGGCTATGACATCTCACAGGAAATGCTTTCCCGAAGCATACCGCCGTTTATTCATGTGTTGTTGCGTGGTCTTGGGTCGCCCACCTTTGCCGCCCTTGGTGGCGGTCGGATTGACCAAGAGTATGATGTTCTCATTTATGTCACCACCCGTGGTACAACCTATGAGGATGCTTACCGTTTGGGTCTTAACATTTTAGGTGAATGTTTTGATGAGTTATACACCACCACAGGTTTGAATGGAACGACGGACAGTCTCTATGAATATCAGTTGGAGTTGCAGACCCGAAGCGATGATGAAACAACGGTTTGCACACATTTGCTTACTTTGACTTACATGCGCCGTCTCAATATGCGACACCGATGAAACCATTAAATATCAACTCATCGGTAGTTGAAACACCGAGAAGGTGAATACATGAGCGGATTCAATAACCGATATGTTGGCATTGTTAAAGAAACATTGTATGGAATCGACCCCACTTCGGGTTATGTTTTTGGTGAAGTTGACGACGAGTCCATGAAGCACACCTACGATGTCATGCAACGAACGGATATGAGCCGCTACGGAACGGCCAAGTCCAACACGGGCAAAGAATACAGCGAAGGCGACATCAACATGGCTATGCTTCCCGACAATTTTTTGGGAACTGTTTTGACCGGTCTTTTCCCAACCGACACGGTGACTGGCTCAAGCCCAACCTACACCCACACTTTTACCGAGGCTGGAACAGACCGTTCTTTTACTATGAAAATTGGCCGTGAAGAAAAAGAACACACCTACACGGGCGTTGCCGTGGACAGCATGTCTGTGAGCGCAAACCTAAACGAGTATGCTATGATTTCTGCATCTTTTATGGGTAAAGCAGAAAGTGGACTTGCCGCTATTGGTGCTTCCAGTCCTTCCTTTAACACTGCTGACCCGCTTTACTTCGCTGACGCCAAGGTTTTCTTTAACGGAGATACCACCGCTTCCAACCTTGTGAAGTCCATCTCGTTTGACATCAACATGAACCGTGATGGAGACAACGCCTGTGGTCTTGGTGATGCAACTTACACGCGCCTTCCCCCATTCCAACGCCGTGAAGTGAGCGGAACCATTGAGTTCAACAAAATCATTCATACTGCCGCTGAAAGCGAACCAACATACGCTGAATTGACAGCCGCAGACGGGCTTGAATTTAACGGCAGTGGAGTTGAGTTGAAGGTTTCCTTTGGCGATGAATCAACTGCTGACATTTTGGTGTTTAACTTTTACAAAATCCGCTTTGAAGCACCCGACTCCAATGTGTCGGGCCGTGATACACAAACCATGACTGTGCCTTTCGTCGCTCTTTTCAGCCCCGATGATAGCAAGATGATGGATGTTGTCATGAACAACGCTCAATCAGCCGCATATTGAGGTGGTTTGAATGGCAAACAATGGCGGCACTGTGATTCCCGACAAGACCAAATTAACGGTCTTGTCCTTTGAGGGAACAGCCGCCGCTGTGACCACGGCCCTGCGAGCCGCAATCGCAAACGACGACATTATCATCAATGCGTCCACAAGCAGAAAGAAAGACAGCAACATTGTGGTCTGCACAGTTGTTGCCATTATAGCATAAGTGTAGTATTCCCCTAAAAGGAAAGAGAAGTGAGAAAAGAATGCCTGTATTGACAAAAGAATTTGAACTGGACGACGGAACAAAAATCACCTGCCGACAAGCAGGTGGTATGACCAAGTTAAGGATTGAGAACATCCAAGCGAAGGTTTTTCGCGAACACATGCACTTTGGCGTGGACACCAGCGAATGGACTGACGAACAACAAAAGCAATTTGCTGATGCTTTGGAGCGAGAAGGCGCAGGTCTTGAACATCAAATGCGAGAATGGATTCCAAAATCCATCGTTGAGCCAAAAGACTTTGACATTGATTCATTGACCAGCGAAGAGTTGCGAATGATTCTTGGATTCGTGCGTGGGGACGACCCGGATGGTGCGCCCCCTTTGGACAATTCTTCCGAGTAGCCCCGACGCTTTGCATGGCGTACAAGGGAACGCTTCCCTCGGAATTGTGGGACAGGTATGATTGTGAAGGCGGTCAAGAGCGCATGAGTATTGATTTGCTCGTTGCTATGGACATCAATGACAAAATCACCGATGCTACACAAAAGTCAAAGAAGAAGTTTGATGGTAAAGGTGCGGCATCCCGATTAAAACAAAGAAGGCAACAACGCCAATTATTAAACGACAACGAAACGGTGTCGTTATTGCAGGGCTTAGGCTTGCCCTTAGAGCGTAGCAAATAGTTGAGCGAGGGTTGAAGTTGATAGAAGCGTTATTCCTGTCCTTCATGCCTGTGGTGCTTCTTTTTGCCACAATGACCATGCTCGTTTTACGGGCTGGTGCATCCCGTATTTTCTTTGATGTAGTCGGTTCGTTCCAAGCCACGCGATTGATTGGAGACGCACAAGCCAAAATCACTGTGTTGCAGGGGTTGGTGCTTGACGGTTTGTCGGGTATCACAGAAGGCGTTGGATTGATAGCCGAACAACTTCAAGAGGTAGTTGACAGCACCGTTCCTCTTGCTCAAGAAATAGGCTACGCCCGCATTGAATTTGAAAAATTCGTTTCCGCCGCTGATGATGCCGAAGTTATGGGGCGACAGATTGAGAACCTCGGTTTGCAGTTTGGTTTCGCTGGTGACCAAGCCCTTGCCGCTGGTGCTAAAATGGCGCAGTTATCGTCGGTTGTCGGCGGTGGTGCGGCTATCCCTGCGGCCACCGAAATTGGTATTGCTTTCGGTATGGTCGGTGGCATGGAAACCGAAGAAGCCATGAAAAAGATGATTGCACTTCAACAGCAGACAGGCTTTATGTTTGGTGAATTGACAGAAGCACAATACAACCGCCTAACAGCAGAAGAAAAAGCGAATGTGGTTCGTAACAACAGCATTACACTTCTTAACCAACTGAACACCGTTGAAAACCGGTCGTCTGCAACGATGGCCCAAGTGACCTTCGTGATGAATCAATTCGCTTCTTCGGCTAAGTTGGCTGGCGACGAAATCACTTACATGGCGGCGGCATCTGCTACGCTGATTGAAGCCGGTGAGGAACAAGGAAAAGCCGGTCGTGCGCTCAAAATGATGTACGCTCGTCTTGGTGCTGACACGGGCAACAACAGCAAAATTTTGGAAAAATACGGTGTCGCTACAAAGGGCGCAAACGGTGAGTTGCGAACAATGAGTGACATTATCGGTGATGCTTCCGACGCTATCAACAAGTTGGCAAAAGACCAACAGGCACAGGCAAAAATGGAAATCGCACAGGCGATTGCTGGAAACGACCACTATGTTCGTGCCATCAAGTTGATAGAAGGTAAGTCCCGAACAATGCAACTTGAGAGAATGGCAATTCAAGAGTTGGACGAGGCGCAGGAAGAATTGAATAAGCGTTTTGAGGACAACGCTTTCCTTTTGACCCAAGCCGAAGCCAACCTTACAAATGCTAAGGCGGCTCTCGGTCAACAATTTACGCCAGCCGTGATTCAAGCCACAAATGCTCAAGCGGCATTGACATTGGCTATGGCTGAATTTGTTGAAATAGGTTCGGAAATACCGATTCTTGGTGATTTGTTCGGTATGGCATTTGATATGGCCCAACTCGGCAGGGTTTACGCTCCTTTCGTTGAGGCCAACCTAAACATCATGTCGTTGAATGTGTCCTTACAAACACAGTTGCAAATCCAACGCGCCCTTTCCGGTGAAAACATCGTAAGAGCAAGCGCATACGGACAACAAGGAACGCAACTCCGAGCCAACCTCAACACGGTTTCCCAAACCGCCGCTGTGCGAGATAGAGAGGCTTTGATGGCGGCTAACATGATACGCATACAAGGTGCATCAAACAACCTTGATGAAGCCGGTCTAAGACTTGTCACAGGAAAGGTCACCAACAATCGTGCGGCTCTCATGGCGCAAAAAACCTCCCTGCAAAACGAAATTGCTGAAATCCAAGCAAAGAAGCAAAAAAATCAACTGCAACAGACCTTGAACACAGGTGAATTTGCAAGAACAAATAAGGTAAAAGAAACGCTTAGATTGAGAGAACAAGAAATGCGTCTAAGGCTAAACGAGATTCCTCTTATGACAAAAGGACAGGCGTTGTTGCAAGTTGCACATCGCTTTAGGGGTATGGAATTAAAAACCGAAGAACAACTAAAGGAATACAAAGCAAATTCGTTACTACACGGGGCCGCTGAAAAGGCGATGAGAGAACACAACCTTAAGGTTTCACAACAACGAGCCAACCTTGAAAACACCATCGCAAGCATTCAACAACGACGAAATTCAATCCAATTCGGACTTACCGAACAAGAAGAAAACGAGTTAAAAGCGGCGCAAGCAAATTTGGCTATGACAAATCAACAACTGCAACTTGAAGGAAAGCGCGCTATCATGACGGCGATGGTGGGTGACAGCATTCAAGACAATGTAACAGCCAACAGTATTCTTACGGCGGCGTATCACCAAGTCGGAAACGCCGTTCGCCAAAATTCAAGCGCAGAAGCGCAGAACGACGCGATAATGGATGCCGCCGCACAAGCGGCACGAGAATTGGCTATGGCCTTTAATTTAGACGAAAAAGCAATTTTAGGTGTCGTTCAAAAGTTGCCACCCTTTACTGCCGGTTTGAAGCAAGTTGCGGCTCAAAGTGACGCCACCGTCAAGCAATCAATGGCTCTCAATAATCGCCTAATGATGATGTCGGGAACGCTCGGTGGGTTGTCAATGGCCTTTGGTATGTTTACTGATGATTCAAAGGCGGCAAAAATTTCTATGTTTTTGCTTAATGTAAGCATGATTCCCATGACCATACAAATGTTCACGGCAACCAAAGCCTCGTATGGTTTAATGGCTGGATTTACTGCCGCAGGTGCGGCGGCAAATCAAGCGGCAGTAGCCACAACGAGGTTTAACATGGCTTTGAAAGTAAGTGGTGCTATGATTGTCCTTGCCGGTATCAGTTATTTGATTTACAAAATTTTCCCCGACCTTGGAGATGCGGCAGACGAAAGCACCGCTTCTCTTGATAAAATGAATCAAACAATGCAAGCCAGCCGAGAAATGTATGATGCAATAGCCGCCGATTCTGCTAATGCGTCTATCGCTCAAATGTCTGCACGACGAGAACAAATTGAATCCGACATCGCACGACAAAAGCAAATTCTCGCAAACCAAACCGAACCAACGATTCTTAAGTTGGCTCAACAGCGTTTGGATTTGCTCAAGCAAGAGTTGGGAGTTGTGACCGACATAACAGCGTTGAAACAAGCGCAGTTATTTTCGGAAGATGAAGCCTCCGCACAAAGATACTTTAATCAAATTAAGGACATACAGTCCATTGAAAGTGATTTTTACTCTCAAAGAGAAAATGAAGGTCGTATGATGAAGTTCGGACGCATGTTAGAAAGCGGTGGTTTCTTTATCGCCGAAACCGTTGTTGAAGGACTTACTGATAATGAAATTGTGACGCATGTTGAAGCGATGGAGGGTCGTATGGCGGATGCCTTCGCCGCAATCCCCGAACACCTTCACGGTGCAATCATGGAAGCGGCGTTAGCCAGCGAATCCTTTGAAGAGTTCCAAGACCAAGTCGCAAGAATGGCTGACGAGCAAAATTTCACTGACCCGTTCAGTGATTTTGCGATTGGCATAGAAGAAAATTTCATCGGGCCGATTGAGGCCGCTAAGGAAGCCGCCTTTGAGTTTGGCAACGCTCGTGAGGAAATGTTCTTTGGTATGAGCAAAGGCAACATCACGGGCGATATGGTCAAGCAGGTGGTGAACAAGGGCGTGGAAACGCTGATTAACACCACCGAGGTTATTATGACCAATAACTTTACGGGAATGACAACCACACAGGCCGCAAATGAAATCACAAAGCAAGTAGTAAGCCAATTGAACGGGTTGGGCCTCAACCTATCAATACCAGCATAGAGAAGGTAAGAGTATGTCAAGAACAGGAACAAGCAAATACGGATTTTGGCTCGCTGGCTATTATGAAGATTGGTTCGGCTCTCGCGTGATTGCTGACGACAACAACGCTCCTTCCACCGACGGGGCCTACGACGCCAACGAAACGCACCACGGAAACCTTCTCAACGGCGAAGCACCGCTGAATCCCCGCTACCGCTGGTCTGTTCGCGACCGCGCCAACAACAACGAGTTTTCTTCGGCATCCTCCTATCTGCTTTCCAATGACGGTATCGCTCGTTGGGCAACATTTGACAATAAACGATTAGGGAAGGGGACACGATGGGCTGGAAGGTCGCAAATCCAATACCCAAACAGCAACGCCAACGCCAACCGTGTGCGATACGATAAAGCGGGTGTTGCATCCACCGAAGACACTTACATGTTAATTTCCGGTTCAGTTGATTCTTCAACCCGCTACTACATTCCCAACGGAGACACAGATGCTTCCATTGGACGAAGCACAAAATATCAATGGAACGGGAGAAATTGGTTCAAAGGTCAAGCAGGGAGAGCAACTGACACAGCACCGGATTTTGTGCAACACGCCCACTTGACAAATGTGTGGATGGGTGAACGAATCCAAATGGGAGCGTATGACGGCACTACGGGCAACGCAACCATCCATGAGAATACACCCGAAATAATTTTTATCCCAATAAAATCACCTGCCAAAAAACCTTTTTTGGCTGTCACGACTTACATGTCCGACGATACAGCGAATCAGTTGGACAACCAAACACCAAGCGGTCAATACCGACCAGTGATTGCTTCGGAATCCAGCCTTAACAGCAAATCCGATGGTGACTATTTCACAATCCGCATGAGTATTCAAGCCATGATGGGCTACGCCGCTGGCGTCATTAACGAAAATGCTGAAAGCAAGGGACAGACGCAATATACGCTGAAAGTTGGTTTTCCGGTAAACACAACATGGGGAACAACAGGCAGTGGCGGCGGAACGGCGGCGATTGAATGGACAGTTAAGCCCCACGATGGAACCGGATTAAGTGGGGTTATCAATCAATATCATGCACTTTGGTTGGCCGGAACCAAGGTTGGAAATGAAACAGATGATGTGTGGTTTGACTTGGATTTCAAGTTGGACTACACCAACAACAAATTCAAGGTTTATCACGACGGAACGGAAGTGACGGCCACCAACCCTACGGCTGGCTCTTATTCGTCGGGCTACACCATGAACAGCAACACGCAAACGAGTTCGGCCTTCCTTCCTTCGGAAATGACCGGTTGGGAGTTGTTCGTGAAGGGTATTTCATCCACATACGATGAAATGGTGGTTGCTACTCTTATTGACCGTGTGGCTCTTTACCGTCCTCTCACCGACATTCCCGATGGGACAATGCTTCCAGCACCCGTCAATTCTTGGGAATGCAACATGCCAGTCAATGGGGTGAGCCAAGCCAACATAAAGGTATTTGACGACGATAACGAGCAAAACCTTACGCCTTGGTTCACCAGCGACGACATCACCGATTGGCGGTTGCTCATGTTTAGCGGCAACATTGACCGTCCCCTGTGGTCGGGAATCATTGAAACAGTCAATGTCTCGCAATCGGCAAGCGATAGAACACGAGAAATACAAATCTCCGCTCGCGATTCGCTGTCGTTGCTTGACCGTCAAATCACCTCTTGGGAAATCGGTCAAGTCGGACTTGGTGAAAGCGACCAAGTGCTTTCACGCCAAGAAGAGGTTGACCTGCTCTCGGAGTCAATGTTTATGGGTGCGGCCCGTCTCAAAGAAACGCAACCAACGCTTGGTTTTGAGTCGTCCACATCTTATACCGAGTTAGCAGACCAACGAACACAGTTGAACACAGCACACCCCGTTCAAATGTATAACAACGAGGATTCGGCAGGGCCGAACAGCGTTGAGAACGAATGGATGGGCTACAAGATAAAAGGTATTAACAAGAATACAAGTGGAGAAACGGAAGTCATTCTTGCCTTTACGGGAACATCATACATAATCAGCGACACGCCCGACATTTACGGGACGACTGACCACAATGCAAACGGTAAGACAATATCGGGAATCGGCACATCACCATTCGGTGTGGCAACAGGAGAACAAGTGCTGGAATATGCACCTTCGCAAATCCCTTATGTTCCTAACGCTTCCGTGGGTTCGGGGGTTCTTGAAGGAGACAGAAGCACCTATCCTACTACGGGCGCAGAATCGGGCTTCAACATTTTACAATTCAGCGTCCAACCGACTAAGAGCGACGGAACCTTGCTCAAGGTTGGCGACATTATCACCGTTTCGGAAAACGGAAACAGTTCGCCCGACCCGACACCCGGATTTTATACTGTCATGGCTACCATCACAGATGGCGGAAAGTTTTATGTTAAAACCGATAAAACACAAGCACCAATTCCTGTCACCACAGGTCGCTCGGTGGACTATACTTTTGAGGAAGGATTTGTGAGCGACACCGACGACCCACAACTTTTGTATCGCGACCAACACGCCGTTTGGATGCGAGACTTGCCGAAGTCGGCTTGGTTCAAGAAGCACTTTGGGGTCTATGACTTCTCATTTGCAGACGCAGGAACCGCTCAAGCGGCGTTCACAGCCAACTCCGATGTGATACAGGTTCCTTCCTCATTTATTGATTCGTCCGAGTCCCACGGGGTCGGGCAGGTTATCAATTCGGATGGGTTCGTTGACACCTTTACCTACAACGGCCACATAAGCCCTGCTGACGACGGCAACCACTATCTTGTGGGGGTCAAGGGGCTGTCAATAGACCACGAGGCAGGAGAGAGCGTTTATACGCTTTCCACGGGCAACGACTACAAGCATGTGTGGCTTCAATGGGCCGACATGAGAAACAACGCTGACGCTGATGCTGATGCTGGCTACCGTAAGAAAAATTTTGGCCTAATAAAACCCGTCAAAGAAAATTATGAGGTCACCATTTCATTTGCCGACCAATTCAAAGACGACGGCTCATACGACGAGTTCACCGACTTGAAAATCAGTGACGACTTGGACATTTGGGAATTGGATGGAGAAGTTGACCCGACGACAAATGCGCCGTGGTCAACACCACTTGGCGACGGGGCTACAATACAAATCACCAACGGTTATTCGGGAAACGCGATAACCAACGCAAGCGGCAACATTAAATTCAAATTGCTTACCTCGGACAGTGGTGTTTCCGATTTGGCAGTTGGGGATAAGGTGATTATTTTCAACTCGGACAACTACGATGGCATCCACACGATTTCTGCAATCACAGGAACCAGCCTAAAAGAAATCACCTGCTCCACGGCTTACACCACGGCAGACCCATACACCGCCACGGGGCCATTTGTTCGCAAGGCAGAAGTCGGGCATCGTGAATCAGTCCTTCGCGATTGGGAAGACAAAGGTGGTTCGTTCCTCGTGTATGATTGCTCAAAATTCTTTAACCTTAATACTTTTATTAACAGTGGAACTTTCGGCCAGCGTAGCGGGGGGACTGTGAACATTGGAGACTACGAAACCGAGTATCACGGATTCCCGATTCTTATGGATAGTTATTGGCGTCAAGCGTCAAGCACAGTAAGCAACAACGATGAGCCATACGGATTCCAAGAAAATTTCCGAAAGTGGATTGGGTCAACTGCGGAGTTGAACCGAACCATCAATGCTCGCGATAGCGTGATTGAAACGAAACCATCCTCTTCTCTCGTTTCCGAATTTGCGTCTAATGGTTTCGGTAAAATAAAAGCGAGCCGTGGCGTCAACTCACAAAATCCATCCTTTGAGATTTTTTGGTATGTCTATGACGGGAAGTTGGACACGAGCGTTGTTGAGTCGGCAACCAGCACTGCTTCGGGTTCGGGAATGACCATAACATGTAGCGGAGCCGACTTCGTGAACGATGGCGTCAAAGCGGGTATGCGGGTTCGGAATGTGACCGCTAAATGGGTTGCTCAAATTGCCAGTGTAACAGCGACGACAATTGTGATTGATGGGTTGCCCGAAACCGAGACAGGAAGCACACGACAGGATGTCGCAATCAGCGACACCATCAGCGTCCCACAACAACTTTACGGTATTTACCTTGAGTCCGATATGGCAACTAACCGAAGTGCAGAAAACGCAGAAGCATACCTTGAAGGTGTTCTTATGGATGATGTTATCAAGAGCAACGGAAGCACAGCCGTTCTCGCTCTCAACGCCGCAGGGCAAACCAACGCCGCAGGTGCATTTGACGAAGTTATTATTGTGGGAAGTGTAAGTCCCCGATATGCTTTGCGCTTCTTGATGAAGGTTGACGGGCATGTGGTTTCTCCCAACCTCGGAACATACTGGTTGAGCGACAAGGCTCGGTTTATGTGGTCGCTGAACCTGTCACAGACTTGGCTCGCTCAATCGTCAATCTCTTGCTGGTTTGACCACGGGTCTATTCCCATATCAGTAAACCAAACAACTGACGGAACCGACGCCAACTTTGACTCCTTCGGCGCACCATACGACGCCCGTGGCGGCAAGTCCGTGTTCTCCATACTCCGTGAGTCCGTGGAGGCAACCGGTTTTGGTTATGAAAATAACAAGCGTTTGCCGCTCACTTATCAAATGGGGAGGGACAATAAATTAGAGATTCGGCCCACATACAACCTCGGTGAAGTGGTCAATCGCGATATTATGTCGGTGTCTTCCCTTGACGCTCAAATGTCGGGCCATATCACCAATGTTCGTGTTTACTATAACAACGGTTCGTCGTTTTCCGACTATCCCGCACCGTCTCTAAATCAAACATACCGATGGAAAATTGTTGAGAGTCCCGAAATCACAAGCGAACAAGAGGCAGAAGCGGTTGCCAAAGAAGAATACTTTAAGGCCAAAACAAAAGCAATCAAAATCAAAGGAGAAGTCATGCGAGATTTGACGCACGACGACAAAATGTTGGACAAGGGAAGGTATGGCTATGTCGCTGACCCAACCCGACACGCCGAGCGAGGGGTCACTCAACAAGCCGTTTTGGGGCCAGCATACGCACCTGTCACTTCTTCAACGAATTGGGACTGGTCGGGTATGAACGGAACACTGGCTAACGGCATGTGCAACGCTTTGGATGGAAACCTCGGACGACAGACAGGAAGCGATAGGTTTTACCGTGATAGATTCGGTAAAGGCTACATTCCTGCCGCTTCATCTGCCGCTGATGCAACCGATACTTACACCGACCATTATTGGTGGTGGGGCGCAAACAGCGTAAGCCATGCGGTTCAAGTTGTCCACATTCCAAGCGGTTGCCCGACAAGTAGCGACGGCACACCTAATGAGGATTTGCGGGTTTGGGTCGCCTTAAAGGACGGACAAACGGGAACGGACATTGAGAACGCCGAATTTACAATTGGACTAACAGACTTCACTTTCGCCACAGGAACTACACCATTCACAAACATTAGTGGGTTGCCAAGCACCTACTCACCCACACTGGCAGGTACAAGTTCTTCCTACACAACTGTTGATGTCAAACGCAACGGGTTCTATGAGATTGAAATTCCTTCCACTTATTGGGCTTCGCAACCATCGGGTGCAAGAATAACTTTATCGGTAAACATTGAGTACCTAAAATCCCTGTTGCATCACCGATGCGGCGACCCAACGGGTTCGGGCATCCTCCACAACGCACACGACATCACCAACTTCGGGCCGAGCGCATGGGCGGCAACTAACACCGACTCCATTTTCCCGCTCGGTGCAAGGAAATACGACGACATGTCCGGCTTGATGGGGATTAGAAACGCTTGGTATTGCCCACGAATCCACATTGTTGAGGATATGCGCTGGCGTCCAGCCACAACCGTCTCCTTGAGCGATAGTGGCCTTGGTTTGACTTCCGAGCCAATGATTATAACCGACATCAACTGGCGTGTTGATGGGCGCAACATTGAAAATGTGTCATTGAGTCTTGAGCGTGACCAAACGAAAGACAAGGGCGGCTTGGCTGGCTACCTGTTCCCGTCTGTATCGCGTGGTCGGGGACAGCAAGCATCAAGCGGTTCGGTCGGAGGCGGAACCTCTCGTGAGCGACCTCGCTCACCAAGGCCGTCGTTGCCTCCGCCATCCAAAGGCGGTGTTGGAACCGAACAGGTTTCTCCGACACAACTTGAAGGTGGTCGGAGTCAATCCATCCAAGATGCGTTCCTCAAGACCTTCAACAGCAACCAAATGGCTTCTTCCGCATACGGCAACACGAGAGGGCGTATGGACTTCCTTGAAAATGGCCTCTCCGAGTCCTCCTTTAGCGTTCTTGGACAGAAGCGCACCCCACCTCCCTTGAACACACAAAGGGCCGTTGACGGTATCGGAAACAACATTCAAGCGGCATCTGCCACAGCGTTCTCTTCATCGGAAGGTATGATTTTTACAGGAATTGTAAATCCCGAATCCGCAAACAGGTTCACACAAACACACACCATGAGCGTCAAAGTCCCCGACGATGTATCGGACGAAATCGTGACCGTCAACGGCATGTATTCGCTTGGTGGGGATGGGACAACGAATGCCGTCTTAACTGCTGAAATTGAATGCCTTGAAACGGGAGCCACGACTTCGCGAACCATCTCCTTGAGCGGAAATAAGGAGAAGCAATCATTCCCGATAATTTCAACCAGTCTAAGCGGAGCATCAACTCCGGGCAACACCATATCGGTGTCTATAAAGCGAACACCCGGAGCCGGGGATGATGATGCCGACTACTCTTCGTTGGTGGTTCACAATGCTTCTGTCAACTTCCAAAGGTTTAGCATCAAAGGATTCGGTTCTTCGTCGTTAGGTTTCAAGCCTTATTGACGAAATCTTTCCGAAGTGAAAGCACACGCTTGGCCTGTTTGTGACTGATGCCACTTACTTTTACCATTTCTTTTTGCCGAGTCTTCTTCTGCAATAAGACAGCGATAGAACCATAGTGTTCAAGCAAAGCAACGGACTGTTCCCGTGAGATTCCACAACCCATGAGAGCCTTGATGCGGTCGTCGGTTTCTTCAAGAATGACCTGTTCGGGTTTGTGGCTTTGCGGTGGTTTTATTTTTCCGATAACATTTTGTCGGTGGTTCATGTAAAGCCATTCAACGAAGTCGTCCATCGTCGTAAGTTGGAGGAAATGCAACTTGGGGAAGCGTTGGTGCATCGTCAACTTGAACGAATGAATCACCGCCGCCATCTTGCGCCGTTCCTCCGAAACCTCTCTTGCGCTCGGCCTCCTTCCGTGGAACCACGGCTTCAACTCGGTGTTGTAAACCACGAGGAATGGTTTGTCAAAGGATTCGCACAAGTCATTCAATTGAGCGACAATCGTTCTTGAGCGTCCAATGCCGAGAATGGAGCGGTAAAGGTCGTTTATTTCTTTTGCCTCTATTCCCCAATCACCAAGCACATAATCGCCGGTTTTCATTTGCAGGGTTCTTGCGTGTCCCCGTTCGTCCTTGTCGGCATCCCCCAATTTGACTAACAACTTGTGAATCAACTTTGGGTTTTCACGGTGGTCTATGAGAAGCATGGTGTCAAATTATACTTCCGTTTTATCAATCTATGGTTCCATCATAACGCCAGCATTTGCCTTCGCACATCCCACGCAGGTTGAACCATCGGCAAGAAGGGGCGTTGGCGTAGCCGATGTTGGTTCGTATTCCCTGTCGGCTTCGGTATTCATTCCAGTTATCCCAATTAAGACTTTTAAGGTAAGAAAAGATTGTTTCCTCAATTTCATTCCTTTGTTCTTGGCTTAGGCTCGCCGGGTCTGCAAACCAACGCAACTCTTGACTCATGTGTTGAACGAGAGCCACACGGACTTCATGCGTTGGACTCGGCGCGTTGATGGCCTTCTCCAAACAGGGCATGAGGGGAACATCGCCCGCCAAGCCGACTTCGCCTGTGAAGGGTTGCATTTCCACCTTGGGCGGTGGGTTGTCGTTCAACCACATCACAAAATCAAAGTCGCTGTTGCTTGGCTTCCCGAAGAAGGGGCAGTATTCACGCCATTCCTTGACGGGTTGTTTTGGGATTTTAAACTCGTCATTGAGAATTGCCTTCGGTGGAATGACCACGGCCCACCGCTTGCGTGTCACATTGTATGTGTTTGGCAAACGAGTTAATTTTGCGGGAAAACCAAAGCCGTCAAGCGTCGGAAGTCCGTCGCTCATTTGTCGCTGGTATCGTTGTAAATGAGTAGCAAAATCTCGTCCCACCACAGGTCTGCTAAAGAGTTGGTGAACATGAAATCCGCGACCCGTGGCAACGACTCGGCAATCTCCCACCAAGCGGGAGAGCAGTTGACGAACATCGCTCTTGACCTGTTCAATATCCCCCCGTTCGCCAGCATCAAAGTCCCACCAAGCCCTGTCTATGACAGCAGTTGTTGTATCAACCTTCCACGGCTTTGTTTGTTCAACATCACGGAAAGCGTAAAGGGAAGTGTAAAGGTTGCTTTTACCGTTAAGTCTCCCGATGTATGTTCGGAGTTGTTCTCGGCTCTTGCAAAGAGAACGCTTGAGTCCCATTTCACGGGGGAATGAAATCAGTCCAGCGGCCATCGGTGTCCACATTCCTTGCATTCTGCTACATCTAATTGTGCGGGTGCGTCACCTTCCTTGCCGGTCACTCGCCACATCACTTCCACTTGCACCTTTCCACTATCGCACTTCTCGCATCCGTTTTTCATTGTTCACCAACTCCAAGCAATTCTTCGTTACATGACATGTGAAATTCACACCATTGAGTGCAAAAGTAGTCATTCCACTTGATGGGCCATTGTTGAGTCATAATACCGTGAACGGCGTTGCTTAACTTTTTCTCCATCGCATTGACGCTCCGGGTTCCGACGACTTCATACACGGCCAAACCCTGCGAGTCCCCCATATAGACTTGAGTGTTGCGCTTGCCCATCAACGACATGAGGAAGTCGGGGTTGTCGGCATCGGGGAAAATCGTCAAGAAGTGGGTCGGCTCATCGTAGCCTTTGAGCATAAGCAATTTGCGGTAAAAGCACAATTCACCACGAGTCCTTGACAACTTAGATGAGTTGGCGTTGCCCGTCTTCAACTCAACGACGACAAGGTGTCCATCGGGGTGTCGGAACACACCGTCAATCATGCCGACCAACTCAACGGGATAGTGGATTTCGCCATCGTCGGTCAACACGCTGATTGTGTATGGGTGGACATGCTTATCCTCCAACTCCACGATTTCAAGGTGTCCCCATTCCTCGGCAATCGTTTCAAGGATTTCGCGCATGGCGTCCACGCCAGCCTCGGTCTGCACACCTTGAGCGATGGCGTGTTTGTTGAAGGTGGTGTCCATCATCACACCTGCGGCAACATCGCACGATTTGTCAAGGGACAACTCACGCAGACCATCCTCCATAACTTGATGAATCGCTGTTCCACGGATAGCGGCTTCGCTGGACGGTATGTCCATGTCGGGCAGGGCGATTTTGTTCCACCAATACTGGCGGGGACACATGGCGTATTGGTTGTAAGACGACTTGCTAACGCGAAGAACCAAATCTTCCGTGACCTTAGTCGGGTCGTATGTTGAAGTGCGCTTCGCCTCTCCCATGATTTATCATAGGTTTGAAGCCTTATAAGGCTTTCTATTCGTCCTTTTTGGCCGATTTCTTGGCCTTGGGCTTGGGTGCTGGCTTTGCGCTGTATTCGCTCCATCCCTCACCGAACAATTCAAGCGTAGCCTCCATGCTTCCGAGGTTTTGGATTGAAAGAATGTGGTTGCGGTCAAGACCCGCTTTGATTGCTTCTTTACCTCTCGTGCTGTCTGTAAGCCAATACACCTTTTCAGCACCGTGTTCTTTGATGGCTACTTCAAGGTCTGCAACATCGGGGGAACCTACAATAAATCGCATGATAACACCACATTATTTTTGTCGTTTAAATTATTCCTCGGAGTCGTCCAACATCTCACCCTTGAACGCCTCTTCGGGGAGAGGGTCAATTCGTGCGCCACATTCAACGCACATCGGATTGACTTCAATTCCTTCAAGAAGGGGACGCATGTTGATTGTCTCGCACGATTCACACTTGACTTCTTCCGCCTTACCCAACTCCTTTAGGAGAGAGAAGAGAAGGATGTTTGTTCGTTGCATGTCATGACCAACGGCCATTGACAGTCGCTCAACCTTCCCGTTCAACTCAAACATGGCTTGCGTGAGTTGGTTTTGGGTCAATTTCTTTTGGGGTCGCACACCGTTGCTCATGTCCCTTCAAGTCTTTCCATACATACACAGCATATAAATGTGTCTAAAGCCAGTCGTGTAGTGTCTTGTAGGTGACCTCGGCCTCTTCAACCCAATGACCGATTCGGGCTTCTGCAATCTCAAGATATTCGGCATCCATTTCTATTCCGATAAAATCAAACCCTTCAACCTTGGCGGCTATACCCGTTGTACCGCTTCCCATGAACGGGTCAAGCACAACGCCCCCCGGTGGCGTGACCAAGCGACAAAGATATTTCATCAAGTCCACAGGCTTGACGGTAGGGTGAATGTTCTTCATCATTGGGGCGTTCTCTTTGCCCTGTTCAAGCCGCTTCTCCACACTTACTTTTCTCCCAATACCACCTGCGTTGTGTTGGGACTTCTTGTTCTCAAACGCTTCAAGACCTGCGTTGCGCTCGGCTTTGCTTGCCTTGGGGCAATAGAAGAATCGTGCGGCTGAACCTGTTCCATAGTGTATCTCTTCCCTTTCTGTATCATTTACACCACCAAACGGATTTGCTTTTGAATTTTTAGGGGCGTGTCCACCTGTGGATTCGGGAAACAGGCTCACGACTTCATCCGAGCCATCGTGAATGAAATTGGCGGGGAAACGGCCTTCAACCGGACGGGCCTCGCCATCGTCGTAGTTGTAGCCGCCTTGTGTGCCACCCCTTGATGCGCCAGCCGTTGCGCTGTCTCCACTCCGTCCCTTGCCGCCCCAACCGACGACATCCGTTCCGATGCGGCAACCATCAATGTTCAAGCCGCCTGTCCCATGCTCAAGCACATTCTCAACGATAGTGCCGATGAGGGGCTTACGGGCGACCACGATAGGCTCGTGCGCGGGTTTGAGGGCTGAACCCCAACCGACCCATTCCTCGGCCTTGTGACCTATGTTGTGCGACTTCGGGAAACCCGAACCATAGACCCACATGATTTGGTCACGAATCTCAAATCCAGCGTCCTCAACATTGACGACGAGACGGTGATAGGTGCGTGAACCAGCGAAGGCGAGCAAGTGTCCACCGGGCTTCAACACACGAAGGCATTCTCGCCATATCTCCACCGAGGGAACATCGTAGTCCCATTTCTTACCCATGAAAGAAAGCCCATACGGAGGGTCGGTGACGATGCTGTCCACCGAGTCGTCGGGAAGTGCTTTCAACACGCTCAAACAATCGCCTTCAAACAATCTCATATCCATGCCACCCTTGACTTGCCATCCATGGCCCGGTGTAGTGGTGAAATGTCCCACCCCGCCACTTCATAATACGGTAAAACCTTCTTGATAATGAACCGTTCAACCATCGTGCGATAGCCGATTTCAGCGATACCCTCAATGTCCTTCGGGTCGTCAAAGGCAAGGTATTGGCCGCTTGGAGAGATGGTCACCAAGAAATAATCGTTGGCCCGATACCCCTTACCGAGCGTCCTGTTGGCCCATTGTGCGCCAGCGGCAACGCCGCTAACGCTGGTGTATTCGGGTAGGTTTTTGCTCAACTTTCCCTTCATGCACAAATCCAAAGAATTTACTTTACCCTCAATAATACTCTCAATCAGCGACACCAATGGGCCGGTGATTTGGTCTTCATGATAGCCGTTGAGGATGCCGTCAATCACCTTCCCCATAGCGTCTTTCATGACGGCAGGCATTCGGGATTGCTTCAACTCAATACCCTTCACATACCGCTTGGGTTGATGGCTTTCCCCGTCCGTCCAACAAACAAGGCCAGCGTAGCGGTTCTTCTCCATGAGGATGAACGAAGACGACCACTTCTCAAATTGAACGATGATGGGGTGCATCCGGCGGTTCATTTCATGGAGCGACGACTCGCCGTCTTCGGGAGTCTCAACCTTACACATCACCGAGTCGGTGTGTCCGTAAACCACGGGATGGCCCAAGTCCTCGGCAACTTCCTTCAACTTGAGCAAAGTTTGTCTTGAGGTAAAAGTGATTGCGGCGGCGATGTCGGGGTGATACAACCCATACTTGGCATCACCAGCAACGCCATACATGGACGCAACGAGGGACTTCGTAGCGTATTGTAGGGCATCGTAGCGCACCCGTTCCTCATCCGTTGTAGCGTCCTTCATCAGTTGCTTGTAGTGGTCACGGAGAACCGTCATGTTGTCCATCTGTCGCACGAGCAAGCCCTTGCTTTCCTGTGAGAACCTTGTGCCATTTCCACAGTCCTTGCCGTCGTGAGAAAGCGTGTCCCACGAGATGTTGTGGAGGGCGGCGTTGCTGTGATACATGGCTTTTACATCAAAAATACCGATGTTTTGGTAGATGCCCTTCTCGCCGTCCATGACGATTGCGCCGTCATAATTCACCTTGTCAAACATTGGTTTGGAAGGGATTTGTTTCTTGAAATCGGGGTCGCCCAAAGCAAGACAGGTAAAGACCTGCGTGATATGCGGGGTGCTTCGGATTTCACATTGAGCGATATGTTGAACGGCGATGAAATAATCCAAAGCGTTGACGAGTCCGTTCAAACGGGGAAGCAAGCGCACATCCTGTCGGTTGTATTCAAGGTAAAGGATTGGGTCGGAGTAGTAGGTGTCGTGACCATCGGGCAACTCGGTTTTCTTTTCCCCTAAACATTCCCAAGCGACATCATCTAACTTGTAGTTGGGCAACTTACCGTTCTTCAACTCCCACAACTTGGGGAAGGCGAGTCGCAAGTCAATGACATTCCGTCCGACGATGGGTTGCGCCCAATCACCGAAGTCGTAGCGAATGCGGTTGAGCGGCGACATGTTGGAGGCACGAACACCCACCTTGTTGCACCGCTCAATAATTTGTTTCAAGTCTGCACCAGCGACATACCAGCCCGTGATAATGTCGGGGTCTTGCTTCCGCATGAACGCTGTGAAGTGGGTAAGCAATTCGGCCTCGGTGTCAAAGACGATAACGGGCGTATCGTAGGTGTATTGGTTGTTGTTTGCGTCAAGCAAAGCGGTGTATTTCCCCTTCGCCACACCATGAGGCATCACAACCCACGAATATAGGTTTTCAGTAAAATTATCATAGACGGTAAGCATGGTGATTTGGCCGCTGTCCGTCTTCCATTCGCCGTCAAGGAACCAAACCCTATGATGATAGGGTTCAAAGGTCTTCTCACCAGCCTTCTTGCGAGCCGTCAAGACTTGGTTCGTGAACGGGATGTTCCCCTCCCAAGTGTCGCCCGTCTTGGAGATGTTGCGAATGGTGTCGGTGGTGAAGCAAGTGATTTTTGTCAAAGGTTCACCAAAGACGCCCGTGTAGCCCGACTCTTTCTGCTCGTGGATGAATTGTGCATCCTCATCACGCACGAAGCAATAAGGCAGGCGGTCTGTGATTTTCGTTTGCTGGCGTTTGCCGTTTTCATCACGATACCGAACCAACACATCGTTGCGCCCAACCTGTTCAACTATCATGAACAGCCCTTGGTGTGTGGGCTTATAAGGGTTTCATATACGGCGTCCACGACTTCTCGTTGGAATGTCGTGCTTGGTCAACCATTGATGGATGCTCATTGGGGTGATTCCGAACTGTTGAGCAATCTCGGCCATCGTTTTATTTTTACCGATATATTCTTCTTCCAACCAATCCTTTCGGTGGTAAAGAGGCTTGGCCGGTTTGATGAAGTGCTTGATTTCAACGACGAGAACATCTCCGTCGCCACTGTTGATTTCATGTCTTTGGAAACCTGCCTCCGTAAATTGTGCATCGCACACACGAACCCATTCGCCACTGTTGGGGTCAACCACTTCAACCATGATACTCCCACGCTTACACACAATATAAAACCATTGATACCTTAACGGTCTGCTACTCGGTAAATACCACACTGCCTTCGGATGCCATCGGTCATAACCTTGTGATTGGTCATGCTTGTGACCCTCTCTTGTCCACACCCCGTACAACGACGAAGGCATTTACGGGGACGGCGACTCAAAGCGACCCTCCCGTTCCAAACGACAACAACGAGCGCACCTCGTTGGCGGATTCTTCTTTGTCCATGATGTATGTTTTCTTTTACCGCAAGACTTACAGTCATACCACATCAGTCGTCCCTCCACCAATAGGTGTGCGGGCGATTGTAAGAACGGTTCACGATTTTCATTCGCGATAGTGTCCCCAAGAGCGTCCCGACTTGTTGGGGACTCATCCCGACTGTTTTTGGTAGGTATTTCTGCTCCGCCAAATTCGCTATTTGTTCGGCGTTGAGATACCGACCATCGGCATCGTATTTCAGCACTGCGAGACAGGCTATTTTGAGATATATGCGCCGCTCGGCTGGCCTGTCTCCCAAACGGTCAACGAGAAGTTGAACCTGCTCAATCGTTAGTGCTTTGAGGGTTCCATTCTTGATGTTTTCAGCATTCATAGGTTCACCCAAGGACACCAGCCGCCCAAGCCCATTCGCCGTTGCCGAAGGAAACGGAAAAACGGATGCCTTGACCGTGTTCACGGAAGTCAAAGAAATTCAAAGTTGCTTTGCCGGTAAAACCCTTGAACAATTCGTCAAGGCCACCGTCAAAGTCCCAAGTGAAATCCGATAGGGGTTTCATAGCCCCACCCTCAACGGGAATGGTGCTGGTCGTCTGCCCAAGCGAAGGGTCGCCAACGGTGATTTCAATTTCAAGGGTTTCTTCCAAATCAACCTTGAAGGTGTAGCGGTTGAGGCGTTGTCCGTTGATGGTGTCGCATCGGCAAGCATCGTAAAGGTCGGAAACATTTACCTCAAAGGAACAGAACGAATGCTGTTCGGTTCCGTCGCCCAAAATGTAGACGCCGTTCTCGGCCTCAATTTTGTTTGCGAGAGAAAGAGAGCGAGCGTGGAAATCATCAATCGTTTCTTGGCTGTGCGTAAATGCTTTTGCGTCAAAAGAAGCGTCAAGCGTGGTCTGCTTCCCTGCCGACTTGAAGCGCAATTTGTTGGACTGATTTTCCCATGTGATGGTAAGGTTCTCACTGTGAAGCGAGAGGATGCCAAGCACACGGTCAATGTCGGGGATGGGAATGTTGCTCGTCCCTTCAACATCGGCAACGACTTCTGTAAGCCCGGTCAAATCACGGGTAAGACTCGTGATTCTCGCCTTGCTTCCGTCGCACGATAACACACAGGATTCAACCTGTGCCTGTTGCTTGCCGTTGACAGTCTGCTTGCGCTTGCTGATGGTCAACATGCGCTTAAGAGAGGTTTTGCTGATTGTTATTGTTGTCATAAAATTAACCTCCGATGTAGTGCGTGAATGTGTTTGCTGGTGCTTCGTATTGTTCCTGCAACTCCTTGACGGCCCCGAAAACCTTCCCGATATTGGGAATTTCGTCAATGACGGTTTCAAGGTCTGCGATTCGGGAAACAAGGTTCTTAATCAATTCTGCTTGACCGAGGAATTGTTCAAACATTTGCGTTTGCGACAAAGGTTCTCCGCAAGTGAAGCATTCGTTTGGGTCGCTTCGTCGTGGGTCGGGGTTTTCGCATTCACACACGGTATCACTTCCAAGTCAAGAAGGGGAGTCCGAGCCACTTCACATCGCCCTTGATAACAGAAAGGATGGTGTGCGTCTCACCGACATGCTCCATGTGCTTACCCTTGATTTCTTCAATTGTTCCTTTGATAACCCAATCATCGGGGTTCTTGAGGGCGGGGTCGGCCTTGACACCGGCGGCGGCATCGGCCTTCTTCATGTAGCGGGAAAGAAAAATCTGTTGAGAGAACAGGCGCATTGTGCCTTTGTCCCAATCGGGGCGTTCTCCAATCTTCATCAAGACCTTGCCGCCCGAACCGTTGTCCACATAATTGCTCACATCCTTCAAGTGGAAGGTGTTGATAACGCAGGGAACGGGGAGTCCGTGAAGTCGGGTGAGAACATCACGGTTCAATTGGTTGCGGGTGCGCCATTCTTTTTGGTTAAAAGAATCGCCTTCCTCTTTGATAACGCCACGGCGCAAGAGAACATCAGTCATAGCGTGTTCGCACCACTTGAGGAAGGTTGAACCGCCGTCCATGATGATACCGGCAACATCTTCTTCTTTGGCGACATCAGCGACGATGTTGACATAGAAGTTCATTTTGTCAATGAGGTTTGCGTAGTTGACCGACGCATCCTCGTTGTAAATAGAGTCGTCACGCTCGTCCAGCAGAGGGAGAACGATGATTTCCTTATCGTCGGGATATGCGGCCTCAAGCGTAGCCTGTGCGGAGTTGTCAATGTCAAACACATAGATTTTACCCTTGGCCCGTACTTGACGGATGAGAGAAACAGCGAGTCCGGTCTTGCCACAATTCTCCTTGGCAACAAGGGCCATGCGAACAGGCACAGAATGAGCCGTGTTGTTCTTGAACATGTTGCGATAATATTCTTTGTCGTAGCCACCCTTTGCAGGTGCGCTGTCTGTCTTCTGTTGTTGTTGTCCCCAAGCCATGATTTATCCTTCCTTTGTAGCCTTATAACCCCTTTGGTTCAGCGAGAATGATGGTGTCCGTAGTCAAAACGAGACGAGCGATAGATACCGCCGCCTTCAAGGAGTTGAGGACGACGAGAGCAGGGTCAAGCACCGTTGCCGTGTATCTGTCTTCCATTTCTCCCGTTTTGGTATTGAGGTAAAAATTCTCTCCCCACTTGAAGGAATTGGTCTTAGACGGCATGTTGTCATGAAGTGTATTCATCGGTGCTTTGAGAGCGTCCGAGAAGACGGTGTCATCCACCATTTCCTTTGCGATGGTGTATAGCGTCCAACCAGCACCGACAACGACGCCACCCTTGATAGCAAGGCGTGTAGCGTTGACGGCATCATCCACCCGCTCACGGGTTTCACGGATTTCAGCCTCGCTAAAACCGCCGATGTGGATTGTAGCCATGTGTTGTGCGAGTCGGGAATGTCGTGTCAACAACTTTTCCCGTGAAAATGGATGGTCGGCTTCGTCGGCTTGGGTCTTGAGTCCGTCAAGGTGATTCTTCAATTGCTCCGTCCTTTCACCAGCGACGATGGTTGTTGTCGCATGTCCAACGGTGATACGCTCGGCGGAACCGAAGTGTCCAGCACCCTCAACAGCGTTAGCGATTCCTGTTTTAACTTCACTCGCAAAGTGGATTCCACCACCCGTCAAAGCCTTCAAGTCGTCAAACCATTCATCGGCGTCGGTTCGTGGAATACGCAGGGCGCAAGCACGAACAACGCCCCCAACTACATTTGCGATTAAATTAGAAAGAGCCACGCCTTTGATGTCTTGACACACGATAACGAGAGGTCGGTTGTTCTCAATCGCAATCTCAAGAGCAGGTGTCAAATCCTCAAAGTCTTCAATGATTTCTTTTGTGATAATAAAAAGTGGGTTGTCCACTTCAAAGGTTCGTCGGTCATTGTTGCAGAACATTGGAGAAGCATAATACATGGGGACTTCGCATCCCGTGGTCTTTGACCAAGTGGTGTGGTCGTCCGAACCAACCTTGAGATTGACGAGTCCATCAGCACCAATGGAGGCAAACATATCAGTTATCAATTCACCAATCCATTCGTCGTTGTTGGCGGCGATGGTCGCAACTCGTTGAAGGTCAATCAATTCCTCATCGTCCATGTTGACTTCCCATTTCATGTGGGACAATTTGTTCTCAACATGATTCACGAAAAGAGGCATGTCCGATGGGTTGCGGTTGACACGAGAATAATTCTCAACCAAAGCCTCGGCAAGAATCGTAGCGGTGGTCGTCCCGTCGCCCGAAGCCTGTTGCGCTTCAAGAGCAACTTGGCGGATGAGGTCAAGGGATGCTTGAACAGCAGGGTCATTTGATTTTACGGCAGAAACAATTTTCACGCCATCGTTAAGAACGGTTGGTGGTCGGCCTTCTTGCTGAACGAGAACCGTCCGAGCGTTTGGGCCGAGCGTTCCACGAACACTGTCTGCAAGCAGACGAACTGCTGTGGACAACGCCACACGCGCTTCGCTTCCGTTCACGATGTTGTGCAACTTCCTTTCCCCCTAAACAATTCAAGCGTCCCAACCGTCGCCGTCGCCAGCGAAGTCGGTGTCTGCGAGAGGTGCGATGGCGTTCATGCACCACCAGCCGTTGACCATGAAGCGGTTCTCGCCTTCACGGGAAACCCAAGGTGAGCCGACAATGAGCAATTCGGAACCAACGCCGAAGTCAACTTCTCCTTCTTCCTTGGCAGAAACATACAACTCCACAGGAGCGGCGTCGGACATGATGTCCATGTCTCCGAGGGTGATGATGAAGCCACCGTTGTCTCGTGGGTCAATGTGAACCACTTCAACAACGGAGCCGAAGGTGGTGTCCCACTTGGCTTTGTCGTCAAGGGCGGCGTATGCGGTGTGGCAATCGGACAGAGATTGACACAGCGTTTCACCGAGCCAATCAGCGACCATGCCTTGCGGCGCACCGTCAACGAGAGCGAGAGGTGGGGCGGAGAAAATGGATGTCAAACCAGCGTCGGGAGTGAAGGCGGTGGCCTTCGTGCCGTAAGCCATGTCGTCTCGGTTGGCTGGCTTCATGCCGATGGTTCCCGTGGTGAAGGTCGGCCAAGACTCCTTAGCCAAAGCACCGTTGAAACGGAACGAATGAATCAAGGGTTCATCGTTTGAACCAGCCTTGCGACCGATGAACAAGCACGACCTGTCGGGTTCTTCAAGTGGGCGGTTTGCACCATACTTGAAGTTAGGATTGCCGTTGGCAAAGTGCATGTTGTCTTTGTCCCAAATCAAAGAAAACAGGGTGTTGGCGTCCAACTCCATGCTTCGTGGAGGAACCGAAGTGATTTCGGTTGAAGAAACATCCTCTTCAAACGGTTGACGGTTGAGAAGGGAGGGGTTGGCGTGGCGAGTCCAAGTGCCGTCGTGGTTGTTCTCGTAAAGAACAACTGCACCTTGAGAAACCAACGCAAGGCGTCCATCGGAGTCAAGACCGGCGAGGGTGTTCTTGGTCTTGTTGTAAGCCATTTTCGCCCAATCCTTTTCACGGGGGACATTCACAAACATTCCTTCGTAAAGAGTAGCCCCGCTTCGGGACAACTTCGCTTTCTCGGCGACGAGTTGACGGGCGGCGACTCGGAGCGCCAGCGTCTTGCGTTGTTCCTCGTTCTTGCCTGCGGTTTCCCAACTCGCTCCCTCTTGAGAGAGAACCAAGTCGGCCTTCGCCGCAAGTGTGTCTTTGTCAGTCTTGACCTGTGCGGCCACCTTGTTCAACATGTCTTCGTATGCTACCATTGTATCGCTTCCTTGTATTTTTCGGGTGTTTTTGTGGGGTTATAAGGCTTATGCTTGCCCTCCACCAACAAGCATACGGACGAAGTTATGGCGCACCACTTCTTCATCCACACCGTTCAGCAAGTCTCGCTCGGCGGTGATTGCCGCCTCAATGACCTGCATTTTGGATTCGGTTCCAGCGTTGCCTTTTACGGCAAAAGAAAAACATTCACGGACTTGGTGTCGCACTTCGCCCGTGAACAATTTGACGGCATCATCATACACCTTCTCAACGAAACAAAGGCGGAGGAATCGCTTGAAGTCAATGGAGGGTGCGGTGAGACTGTCAAGGAACATTTCACCATCCCGCCGCTTCATGTTGGCAAACGCCTGCAACGCACCGATAGCGTTTCGCAAATCGCCAGCGTGTGCTTTTGCGATAACAGTTATCGCGGACTCATTGACATGGGGAGACTTGGATGCGGAGATTTTGCTTAGTTGTTGAATCATGTCAAGTTGGCTGATGGGTTGGAAGGTTCGCACTTGACATCGGGATTGTAGCCAGCGGGAAACCTTCGGCAAGCGGTTGCATGTGAGAATGAAATAACCAGCGGCGTTCTCAATCACACCCTTCAAGGCGGATTGTGCGTCGTCGGTGAGTTGGTCGGCCTCGTCAAGCAAAAAGATTCTTTCCTTGATACCACTTCGGGTCATGGGGATGATTGTTTCCTCAACGAAGGCGATACCTCGCTCTCGCTTGGACGAAGCGTTGAACACGACAATTTGCCAGCCCAACTCATTCGCAAGTGCATGAGCCACGGAGGTCTTGCCCGTTCCCGCTTCGGGGGAATAGAAAATGTAGTGTTGCATCGGCATTTCACCGACGACGATTTGCATTAACTCACCAACGATGGCGTCTTGACCAACGACACCGGAAAGGTGCGTGGGGCGGAAATCAGTTGCCCACACCATCATTCTTCCTCCTGTTTGAAATCGGGTTCACGGGCGAATCCAAGCATAGCCCAAAATGCACGACCAAGCATACTCATTGAACCAACTCCCACTTAGCAGAATGTTCACAGAAAAAGCAGGTTCGCTCTTGTGTTGAGATAACTTGCTCGTCGCACAGGGGACAAAGGTGAAGTCCCTTTTGGCGGAGAACCTTTACGGTGAAATAACGAGCAACGCGCTGAATCACTTTCTGCCCCCCACTATGATTCTCGTTGCCCAAGAACATTCGGTACAAGCAACAATCCAATAATTGTTTTTCGGCGTGATTTTTAGTCTAAGCGTAAAGGTGGTTGAATCACATTCGGAACAATTCATTCTTCCGCGCTTCATTGAACACCCTCCTTCTCGCCGTAAATGAAGTCATACAACAACGCAATTTGTCCGTCCGTAAGACTTGACCAAATGTAGCGTAGTGGGGCTTTTTGGAATAAAAGCCACTGCCCGGTGAGGAAGTCCCCGTCCGTGGAATTGGGGTAAAACAATTTAGCAAACGAATAGCGGTTCAAGCGTTGGCTGTATTTCAAGTCCATGATAGTGTTCAAAAAGTTGTCAAAGTCCATGTTCATTCCTCCTTGGAAAAATAACCGAGGTATTGGGCGTTAGCAAGGTCGGGGAAGAAGTCTTGCACCATAGCGATGAAAAACGCACAGTCCAATTCCGAAGGGAATCGTTTCTTCGTTTCGGTGAGAGTGTCAATCACATACCATGCCATGTTCATTCCTCCAAAAAGTCTGCAAGCACCATCTTCTCGTTTCGGTCAGCGGGTGTGTGCTTCCTTCGCTGGTTGATGTCGCCTTTCAGTGTGGGGATAAAAGGCTTCTCATCGTCGGCTTGAACGAACCCGTCACCCGTCCAAAAACGAAGCGATGTGAAGTAAGGGGTCTTGACGGTGGAGCGGCGGAACGCAGGGAAGGTGACCATCCATGTCGCCTTCATCCGTTCACCGTTGACGGGACGCACAGACTCGGCGGTAAAGATGTAGCCGCCGCTTCGGTGGTTGGTCTTGTGGATTGCTTTAATCACAAAACCACCTGTCCCCGATGGGAACGAGCGGGTGTCAAATCGTGGTGCTTGGGCTTTGAATTGTGGGACAGTCAACTTCTGTCCGACCTTGTATGGGCTTCGCTTGACGGTCATTGTGAGTCCTCCTTTTCTTTGTAGTCTTCATGGTCATGGGGCAAACGGTGTTGGCGACGAACCATGAGGTTGCGAATCAACTTGGCGACATTTGCCGCCCCGCTCTTGAATCGCTTCTCGCTGGTTTCGTCAGCCACCATAGCGTCATAGAGGTCTTCAAGAGGTATGTTATTCAACACCTCTTTCAACACCTCATACTCAACATGCGGTATGGTCTGCGCCCTGTTTCCCTCGCTCATATATACACATAATCGGCATAGTATATAAAGATTACTATTCCCGACTAAGACAGTCTATGGCAGGAAATACATTCGTCCAATCCTTTAGGAAAAATGCGAGTCCGTCCACAACCACACTTTTGAGAAGCCGCCCGTTCGTTTGGTGTCATGGTTGAAGGTTCACGCACAAATTTAATATCGTCCTCGCTCAAAACGATTTCACGGTCAAGGTCATACAAAGCGTGTTGCGACTTGACGCCGACGATATTCTCAACTGTTTTTTTTCCGATTATAATAACGGCGGCAGATTTGCACAGCAACGCCGAAAGAGAATGTGGTGAGGGAACGCGACGGATTCCCTTCTCTTCACCCAAATGAACAGCAACCTCTTCTTTAGTGCAAGGCCCGTGTTTCCATAGGACTTTGAGAATGGCGCGCCGAATCCGACTGTTCGTTGCGCTCATGGTTGGGCTTACCTTTGCACTTAATTTAAGTGTGCCTAACATTCATAGGTCATACCACATCAGCGCGTTCATGTCGTGGGGCATCGGTTGTCCTTCGCTGGTCTGCTGTTCGGTAAATTCACCACGCCATATCGCACGAACACATTCCCTTGTTTTTTCTTGTTCAGCGAAACCCCATCGCAAACACCAAAAGAAAAAAATAACCGGAGAAATAACCCACATCATTTCTAAAGCCATTGGGAAACCTTCTCTTGACGCTTCTTTAGCGTCTTAGGAAGGTTATCAGTGTTGCTCCTCACTTGGTTGCGAACCTCGGCATCGGAAGAAATAATTTCACGCCAATACAAATCGGATTGGCGGAACATAGGTGGTCGCTCGTCGGCCTTCGCCTTCTTCTTAGGCCACTTGACCTGTTGGCGGGATGGTTTGATACCGTAAACCATGACGGCCTCGGCGTATTCGTTGGGAAGGGTGAAGGCGACATCAGCGAGCATTCGCCACAATCGCATATCGTCCTTTTTGTTTTCTCGTAAAAATGACAGAGCAAGAGGTATCGGCATCCCGGTGAACGCCCGATGAACCCGTTGTCTGTCCGTCCAGCGAAGCAAGGCGTCAATCTGTCGCTTGTGGTTTGTCTGTTCTTTCAACAGAGACTTGTCAATCATGATTTGTTCCTTCGTCGCCCCGGAAAGAGACGGCAACTTCTCAACGACAAAAACCAAGCGATAAGCGACAACATCAATCCACCTCTTGATTTCCTTTTCCGTTATTTTATTTACATGAACAATGTAAGTTATGTCACGATTCGTTGGAGGGTAAATCATGCCCCTCGTCTCAATGACTTGGCCCTTTCTGTATGCCCTTTCATCAGTCGTCAATAAAATTATTCCCTTCATAATAACCACCAAACGGGTTTGTCTCCAAAATGTGCGTCTCAAATTTTCTCATTTGGTGAACGCTTATGCCCCAAACAGTCCTCAAATGTTTACGGTTCACCATGTATTCACCGTGATACCAAACAATTCCTTTATCTGTGATTTCAGCGTGTAGCCCATCCTCCTTCATGGCTTTGATGAGCAAAGGGTATTCTATTTTCTTGATTGGGCGCGCCCACAGTGTTCTCGCCGCGCCACTTCTCCATTTCTTTTGCGGCAAAATCAATCCTCCCAATCCACATCAATTATCGTCGTCGGTGGCTTCAATGCGGCCACCTGCAACTCAATTCGGTCAAGAAGTTGCGGTTGGTCTTGAAGCGTATTGACAAGAACACCCATCACATTGTCCATTTGCTTTTGAGCCAAAAGAAGTTGAGAGTCAACACCGATTTCCTTTTTGAGTTGACCAACGAGACGAAGGGAAGTGTTGGCCTGTGCGACCAACTTAGCCGCATCAGTGACCCATTCCGATGTGATGCCACCCTCGCTATCCTTGACGGCTTCTAACTCATCCAACCACCCAAGAAGGCGTTGAACGATGTCCTGTGCGGCATCCAGCGTGTTGATGCTCTCATAGCGCATCTTCTCCATGTGCTTCGCCTCTTCGGGGTCGTAGTCCACATGCTCATCCATGTGCGTCATGACAGTCCCCACAGGCCACGAATACTTCTCTTCAATGTAAGCGACGGTGATTTCCCCCGTGTGAATGCCAACTTCCAAGTCTCTTCGGTTGGCGATACCACACATGGAACAGTGGGGCGTATCAAGCACCCACCGCAGGGTTTCAATCGTCAAGGCGTTGCCTTCGCTTGCCAGCCGTTGCTCAATCTCACGCCTCGTTCTCATTGTCTTCCCCCCACTTTTGTTTTGCTTGGCTTGGGTCGGTCAACGGCCCGATACGGCACATGACACCCTTACGGCCACGCCCCTTACTTTTAGGAGTATATTCAGCATACCACGGCTGACCTTTCAAGTTGTCGTCAATCCACCGCTTGGCGGCGGTGTAGTCGCCCTTGGTGATGATTCGTGCAATCTCCTTCAACAGCGTGGAGCGGGTGATGTCTTGCATCCAAAACGCATCACGGATGAGGCGAGCGTCGGAGTCCATGACAGACCGGCGCATCATCAAAGCGGATTCAAGGAGAGCGAGCAACTTCTCATCCAATTCAATGTTCAACACTTCGTTGCCAACCCATTTTTCTTTTAGCATAGAATAACCGATGGCAAGACGGCGGAACAGGTCGGCTTCAAAAGAACGCAGGTCGGGACGGTTGAGCCAATGCCCCAACTCATCGCTGAATTGAACGCCGCTTGGCGGGTCAAGAATAGCCTCAAGCATACGCATGTTAATCCAGTTGCGAATGTTAATGACCTCGCTTGCAAGGGCGGCTCTCGTCTCTCGTGTCATGTTGGATTGCATGTGCTGTGCTTGTTTATACTGTGCTTCCTTTTCGGGAGACATTTCAATGTCAATGATGAACAGGCGGCGGTCAAGACCGGACTCCATTTCAAGACGGGAAGGTTGCGTTCCACCCCACATAGTATAACGGGTATTGTAAGTGACCCAACCAGCGCGCATGGCCTTCTGCACACGACCGTTGTCAAGAGAAGTGAGCAGTTGGTTTTTCATGTCGGTGCTGTGGTCTTTTTTGTTGGCGTCGGTGAGCGACGACGATTCCTCAAAGCCGAGGAACCCACCGCACATTTCACGGGCGAGGGGACGCCCCATGATGTTGCCGTCCTCATCCACAGAACCAAACATACCTGCCTCGGTGATACTGTTCGGCCCCATCATGGTTCGGAAACCTTCACCGTTGTTAAACGCCGTGGGACTGTAAAGAATGCCCGTTCCTTCGGAAAGGAACATGTTGATGAGCATACTTTTACCGGAACCCTTTTCGCCACGCATGAGAATGTGAATGCGCGTGTCAGCGAGTTGGGACATAGGCGTGTAAAGAGGTGCGTTGTTGTGTCGCAGGGGACAGTTGGGAATGTTGAACTCGGCGTTGGTGGCAGGGTCAAAATCACACCGGCTACATTTGTTTATGGCGTTGAAAATGTGTGCGCCAATGGAGCAAGCGAAAATAGGTATTTTGTCCTCAACATCAACATAGAAATTGTTCTGTGCGAATCGCACGAGACGGTCAATTATTCTTGTCATAGCCAGTCCTCCCCGTCTTCTCCACCTGTGAACCAGCGTTGTTCGTTGAGTTGTTCTTCCATGTTGCGAATCGTCTGTATCGTGTTCTTTGCTTTCTTGTTATCATAATCGTGTCCAAGAGCAACAAACCATTCCTTCACCAACTTGAGGGCTTCCGTGTCAATGAATTGCCCCTCGTCTTGAGTGACGCACATAATCATTGACTCCAAACCCAAAAGGTGCGCTACGAAAGGAAACATCCACGCCGGAGGTGCGAGGATGAGGTCTTTCTCTGTTTTCAGCAACGGGTCAAAGGAATGGAATAGCAACTCGCTGGATTCCTCGGAATGTTGATTGTTCATGCTTGTCATGAATGACAATGCTTTGCATCCGTGTTGTTTTAAGCCCAAAATAATATCACGAATCATCGGGTACGCCTTTTCCCACATGTCAAGGTTGGAACTCATTTCCGTGTTGAAGGGCGACCAGTTGGTGATGGCGAGCGTCACCGTGTTAGAGTCTATTTGTGTTAGCGTCCACGCAGGATTGAGCATTTTGGGAAATTGATTGAAGGGGTCAACCGATTGATTCTTGGACAGAATATCCACGCTCGGTTTTATTTTACCTTCAAGAGACTTACCGACGATGAGAGGAATGAAACCATATTCACCCTCAACATAAACAATAACCTTCACAGGACGGAAGGTGGCCGAGTCTTTCTTGAAATAGAAATCAACGGAACCGTGTTGTTCAATCATTGGGACGCCTCCTTCACAGCATCCTTCACAAACGAAGGCATTGAAGAAAGGCTTCGTAAAGTGCTTTTGTTGTTGATGTATTTGTCAATTATCTCATCAAGACTCTTCACATCAACGACGCAAATGTAGCGCGCACTGTTCAAACCCAAATCACGGCTTGATTGGTTGGTTCGCATCATCACATCATCTATTCGGTCATACCATCCCACGCGCTTGAACAGACCGGAGGAAATGAGAGATTGGGTCATGTTGGCAAGGCGGGGAGTATCGCCATGAGAAGAAGCGTACCATTGAAGCAAGTTGTCGGTGCGTTGCTCACCAGCACCAGCCACGAAAAACCATATCCTCTCAAGCATTCGTGCGTTTGTTGAATTGACTCCCATAACTTGTGCTGTCTTTGTGGGGTTATAAGGGAATTGTTTTAGTTGATTCGGAAACGACTGAAAGAATAAAACGATACACTGCTCCACGAAACCCCTAATTCTTTTATTGTTTCATAGGGTTGTAAGAAAGAATTGTAACTACAATATAGAATACCCTTACTGAAACACCTATGAACAAATAAAAGAATTGAAGAACAGGCTCGCAGTGCAACGATTTATTCTTTTTGTGGCTTGTCCAAAGAAGAAAAACAATTCAGCGATTGGAAGCGACGAAATTCCAAATCGTCGCGCTCGTAAAACCTCATCCCTGCATCAAGGGCAGACATTTGAGGGAAAAGAAAGTTGAGGTTTTTGATTTTCGCAAGGTAAGAAAGACGAGCATTGAGGTCAGCGACTAAGCCAGTGGTGTCGGAAACAGGAAATGATTTCATCCTTTGTGGACGGAAACAGGAAAATGATTTTTCTATAACGGAAAAAATTAGGTGGTCGCCGTTGATTGTGTCTGTTATTATCACCTTAAAATTATTGTCGTCGTCAAGCGGTATCACCACCGAAGGAATTGTTCTCAACTTTGTTTTTGTGGTGATTGTAAGGGGTAGCATGTGGGTCGCCTTAGTCGTCCCTTCAAAAAGCATCAAGTTGGGCGTCATATCATAATCCGAAGCAGACGGAGAAGCAGACATGACGAAGGTTCCCTTAGTCGGATGCCCATGTGCATCTCTCCAATCCCCGGTTCTAACTTGGAGGCGAAGGTGAGGCCAAGCGTCGGGGTCGTTGAGAAGACCATTGATAACCTCCCTTCCCTTGAAGGCATCCTTGAGGTCGTTGTTGACGGGTGGGCGTGGAAGAGGGTCGTCGGGGAACAGGGCGTCAAAAAGCGACCATAGGGCGCGTTTACCGTGGACGACGACTTGGCCGCTCGGTGTTTCTAAACCAAAGTATGGTTGAAACGCCATCGTCTTGCTCTTTTTACTATAAGGATAATAGAAAGTGCATTTCAAATCGGCAGGGCGACAGAACAACCACGAACCAATCCTCATAATGAATTCCCACGAGTTGTCCAGCCGCCTTCGTCTTGGTTCATGACCTTTCGTGCCTTGTTCTCAACACCTTCATGCCATTCCCAAAAGGCTTCCTCATTCTCAAGAGAATACACGGCTGAAACATAACTGTTGCCTCTTCCGCTGGTGAGAACGGCTGACGCGCGCGAAACGCCTTTCATCTGCCGCATGATTTGACCCATAGCGTTGTTGCACTTCGGGAGATAATTCGCCTTGAGTCTGTTTCCGCAAAGGTGCATGAGTTGTTCAGCCGACAACGGGCGGTCGCTGTTCCTCTTAAGAACCCCAATAATGGTTCTCTTCAACTTGAGTCTATGCTTCGGCATTTGCTTCACCCTCCAAACGAACATCAACAACGGTGATGTATGCGACATCTTCATGCGGGTCATAATCGGGGTAAAGGTCAAGGTGTGCTTCCTTGAGCATGTCCTCCCATTCGCCCTCGTAGGTTGAGAAGAATTGTTCCTTGATGTAGTCAAGGGTTTCTTTTGCCTTCAATTTATTGACGGGTCGGAAACCTCGCCACCTTCCGAAAGAGTCCCACATGATTCATTCCTCCACAGGCCACCAATACGGCGCACCGCACATACCCTTAGCCCAAGTAGCAAAGCCTCTCTTCTCTCGGATATAAAAGGTTCGGTAAGCCTCAACGGTGGTGTATTTTGACTCGTCCAGCAGGTCAAGGTTGCGCCCCTGCGATTGGTTCACGCAACGAGGGAAGGCGGTCATTTCATTGTGAAGGGGAATGTAGTTGATGAGTCCGTATGTGCGCTTTCCATCGGTGATTCGGCAATCACGAATCCAGTCAAGTTGCTTTTGAGCGAAATGTTCTTTGCCGTAGCGGAGTCGGAATTGGTCGCAGATGACTTGGGCGTGGGTCAAAGCCCACTCAAAATTCTGTCGGGTCGCTCCTGTCCAACGGGTCATCGGGTGGTTGCGGTAGCCGCCCTTGTGAATCGTTCCACGCTTTGTGTAGGGCATGAGGTCGGCGGGTGCGCCGTTGTTGAGCAAAGCCGAGATGAGCATTTGCACTTCCTCCACTGCTAATTTGACTACATGCTGGTCGCACAGATAATAAGCAGACATGATGGGACACGGTTCACCGTTTTTCTTTTTCCCCAAAAACATTCTGTTCATTGGGCATCACCGTGAATTTTGTCATAACTTGCTCGCTCGGCCTTGCCGTAGATGCGAAGGTCGGTGAGGTCGGGGTCTTGCGCCATGAGGCAAAGCGTCGGGTCGCCAAAGCGGATGCCAAGAATCAAGCCGTGGCAGGCATCGCAAACACGGCCCTTGAGCGGGCGGGCGCGATGACCCTTAAACCAAGTCTTGCCGTTCAGCAGGTGGTGGATGTGAACCTCTTGGTCACACAGGATGCAGGTCGGGAGAGCCAAGCCGTTCATTCTTCTTCACACTCCCAACCGTGGCCGCAGTGGTCGCAACCTTCACAGCAACCGTTCCCGCACGAAAGGACTTCGTTGGGCGCAACAACACGCCCACATTGAAAGTTGTCGCAGGTTTGGTGGTGGTTGTCATGCTCTCCATTGAGATACACGCACCCATCGTCAACATAGAGGTCGGGTTCACTCTCAAACAGCATACCTTGACCCATCGGACTTTGTTTTACGGGCAAACCACGCAAGTCAATGACTCCGAAGAAACCTGCGTCAACACAAAAGGATGTGCCGCCGTCCACATTCTTTTTGTCGTCGTACAAATTAAACGACCACGAACCGTCGCCGCCTCTTGTCCATAGCGTGATTTCCTGTCCTCGCCACTTGAAGGTCTTGCAGTCGTCTCCGTAAAGGCTTTCCTCGCCAGCGTAGTAAGCGTTGCAGAAGTCCTCCCATTGGTCGTCGGGGATGATGTAGCAGGGGTCGCCCACATACCACGGGGCGGCGTTGATAACGCGCTGGTGCATACGCTTGCGTAGCCATGCGCTGAATCGTGCGATGATTTTCTTCATGTTTATTCCTCCATCGGGCTTCCCGCCCATAAATATAGATGGGCGAAGCCTGTATATAAATGCTCCGGTGTCCGGCTAAGACCCCTTAACCATGCCTCCGCTTCGGGATGCAAAGGTGACAGGTGTTTGCGTGTAGTCCTCGCTTCTTGATTGATTTAGCACAGTCGCCACACAGAAGAGAAGCACATGAAATGTTGGGACAGGTTTTGGCGTGATTTATTTTTGCGCCAAAAGAATCTGCTTCGCTCGTTCTCAACGGCGAACCTATGTGAGTAAAGGGGAGAGCGTTTTCGTCGTTGATGGCGTCAACCTCTCGGTCAGTCCACCCAAGACCACAGGAAGCGCACTTGGAGTCCATGCGGGGCATAGCGTCCTCTTGGAGAATGAAATAGAAAGTCTTGCCGTAGTGTCGCTCTAACTGCTTCAACAGCATGTCGGTGGCGGTGGTTTTATAATTAACTTTTACAGCAAAAGAAATGTCATTGGTTATTTTGAACGGGACGCCAAGACCAGCATACCACTTGGGCTTAGTCGCATTTGCTCCGGTGAGATAATAGAGAAATGCCTTCATGCGATGGAACCTCCCTTCTCTTCGTCGTCGTAGTTCTCCATCTCGGAGTTGAGTTGAGCGATTTTCAGCATGGCGGCATGACCGTATTCGTGCGTAGCCAGCAGGTGAAACACATTGTAGTCGGGGCCGACAAACTCCTGTCCACACACGGGACACGAGGCACGAATCATGTTGAGGTTGGACACCCAAACCTTACGGTCGGTGAGGAAAATGCCGTCGTTGATGGCGTCTTTTCCGATGATTCCAGCAACGAGTCCTTCAAGGCGGGTCAGCGTCAAATCACGAGGGCCAATATCGCTCATTGAGAAACCTCCCACATTTTGAGGTAAGCGTGAGCCTCGGCTTCGTCAACGAAATATTTTTCCCGTGAATCTTCGTCGCGAGGCGAGTTGAGCAGGTAGACAATATCGCTCACTTTCATGGGGCAGTTGATAACCATAGCCGTTCCGTCCTCGTATGTTCGGACAGAAAAGAAAGTGATGCGGCCACCGAGTTGCGATGCTGGAACTGAAATGATTTTCATTCGGATTCCTCCTTCTTGAGAGGGTGGATGATTGACCAGCCCTCCTTGATGCGGCGCAAACAATGGGGGCAGATTTGAGAGGTTTTACCGTGAATGTAGTTGGTGCATCGGACATACCTTCGGCGTATGGCGTCTTTGTTGAACACACTTACGCGACCTGCGGGTTGCTCGTCAAACATGGTTGATTGGTTGAGGTATCGTGTCCTCTCATGCTTCGGGTGTTCCTTGTCCAGCCATTCTTGCGGAGGCGTGAGGTATTGCAGGGCGAGAGAACAGGGGGAATAGACCACCTTCTCAACCTTGCTGATGCGCTCGTTGTCAAAGTCCGAACAGTCCTGTTTGTGCCAGCCGTCGGTGTAGTATTCTTCAAAGTCGGCTCGGACTTGCTTCGCCGTCTTGAAACGCTTTCCTTCACCGTTCAACTTGGCGAGATAATGATGTGTGACCGTTTCCTTGACGGCGACCTTGAACAGAACCGAGCCTGCGGCGTCGGGGTCTTTGTGGCCGTATTCGGAAATGCTGATTTCATTCATGATTTGTGCTTCGTCCATTTTCTTTTCCTCCAAAAGTTATCTGCTGATGCACACGCCCTGCTCCCTCGCCCGTCCAAGAACCACCAAGGAGGGGGTCATTGGGAACGGAGGTGTGAACCAAATGATAGTGAAATGTTTTTTCTGTGAATCCTCCGTGTGAAATCAAGCGACGATGCGAGCGGTGATGGTGTCCCAAGCCTTTGCCTTGGTTCGTGCGCCCGTTCCGAGGATGGAAGACTCGGCGCGCTTGGCGTTGACTGTGCCGTTGGAGTTGTGAACCCATGCGTGGTCAATGTATTCGGTGATAACATTGAATGATGCCCATGCGGAGTCGGCCATGTTGGATGAGTTGTTGGTGCTGGACTTCTCCAATTCCTTGAGGTGGTTGAAGGTGTTGAGGCCACGCGTCTTGAGTCCCCATTCGTTGTCAGCATCCACCAATTTTTCGTCGGTGGTGAGGCCGAGAGCGTCAATGTAAAAGGTGGCCTTGTCAGCCTCCGTCATTTCAATGGTCATGAGTTCCGACGCTTGGTTGGCGAAGTTGTTGTTGAGAACATCAACGAGTCCGATGGCCTTCTCAAATTGGCCGATGCGTTCATCCATTTTTGACGAATGCCGGATGGTGAGGTCACGAGGGTTGATGCCTGCCTGTTTGAGTTGGCTCATGTGGAAAGCGAATTGGTTGGTGCAACCAAAGCGAATGTTGGCGGGGATGCACTTGACACCACCCGAACCGTCATGCGTGTTGGTGAGGTAAATGTATTGGTCAAGGTCGTCCCACCCGTCAATGCGATACGAGTCGGGAAGCGTGAAGGACGCATACAACTTTTCGCCTGCGCCCACCATGCCGATTCTGTCCCAAGAAATCTGTTCCTTGTTCACGAGGCGGTCTGCGATGCCGAGCAGGTCAGCGTTCTGCATCGGGTGATAGGTGCGGCCCACCACGCCAAGCGTGACATCGTTGTCCATGCGCTTGATGCGCTGGAATTTTGACCGGATTTCCCGCCCTGCGGCGGTGTAAAGCGGTTCACGCCCCACCTCAAAGTCCAGTCCTGCATTCTTCAACACCTCTTGGGTGTTTGCGCCTTGAGCCTGTTGGCCCATCAACATATAACTTGCTATCATATTTTTCATCTCCATTTTTTTTGTTTTCTTTATTTGGTTGTCGGCGGGTTGCTCCCGCTTGTAAATAAACATTGAAGGGGGTAGTATATAATACCTCCGGTCGCCGACTAAGACACACCCCGTTGCTTATTGAATACCTCCAAAGTCAACGCCTTCGGCGGCGTCCTGTCCGGGGTGAATGTAAGCGTAGCGAAATTCTATCTTGGTGTTTTCACTACTCCTTGACAACTCGTGATTTATTTTTACGATGGTTTTTTTCGTTTTGATGTTGGGGTGTTTTTTTGCGTAAAGTCCGAACGAACCAGCATTTGGGAACCCCAAGTTTGAAGTCATGCTTCGGGGGGCTTTGCCCGTGAGAATGCGTCGGGTTTCTTTGTGGATGTCCCACAGATTGGAAAAGGAAAACCACACGGGCTTACGGGCCACGCGTGAGAAGTGCGCCATGTTTTCGGATATGTCGCCAAGGATGGCCTTCTTTTTGGGCTTGCGGATGCGGTCGCGTTGTGGTCGGGTGTTCATTCGGATGCCTCCGTGTTCTCCTTGATGATTTTTCGGATTGAAATGCAAGTGAAATGTTCACAGTCGGCGCAGGGTTTGTTCTCGTTCATGCGCCCACCTCCGTGACATGGGCGGCGACGACGCAGGGCCAAACGCTCTCCACGCCGTTTATTTTTACGGGGAAATTAAAGCCCTTCCGTCCGTGTCGGTATTCGCTGGTTTCCCTTCGGATTTTTTGCACCCGTGGGGAAAGAACGGCGGCATCTTGTTTTGAACACCGAGGGGCGATGAGGAAATCGGGCCATATCGTGAAGGTGATGAGCGCAAAGGATGGGGCGGGAGCGTATGTGTAGCAGGTCATTCTTTCACCTCCGAGCATTGACAGCGCGTGTATTTGTTCGTCCAAATGTTGAGCCATTGGGAACAGGCTTTGCGGTTGCACCTGTGGGTTTGAATGTGAGGACGGACTTTCCAAAGGGCGGGGTTTCCGATGCGTAGACCTTCACGGCGAGCCTTCTCATCAAGTGGAATCCAAGTCATTCTTCTTCCCCCCAATTGTTTTCAGCGTTGAGCGATTCGTCCCGGTGCTTTTGCGGCCATGCGGAAACCCGCCTGCCCGGTTTGAACCACCAAACGGTCGTGACCTTGCAGTTGGCGTATTTGAAAGCACCATCGGAACGACGGATGGCCTCTTCAACGACGGTTGCGGGAACGGTAATCCATGAAGTGAAATCACCAATGCCCATGAGAAGCGAAGGTTTGCCTTTGTGTTCTTGCTGGCGGCGCAATTTTCGGAAAACCTTCAAGGCGAAGTCGGGGTCATGGAACGGCCCATACCACCCGTCGTCTTTGGGTTCGTGGTCGCCAAAAGGCTCGCGGCGAGGGCCGAGGTCAATACTCATTGTGAATCACCTCGCTTTTCAGCCGCCTCAACAATTCTTTTACGGAAATAATCTTTTGGGTCGGGGTCAATGTGGCCTTTTTCATCAAGCCATTCAACGATGCGGAAGTCAAGACCACCCACGCCGTCATAATCGCAAAGGAAGCCGTCGTCGTCAAGCCACAGGCCACCTTCGCCGTAGGCACGATTTCCACGGGTTTCAACATCGGAGATTTCAAACCCACCTCGGCCTTTTTCGGTGTTGAGCCATGCGGTGATGCGGAGAGTCCCCGTTTCCCATTTGGTCGCACCCCATGAGCCTTCCATGCGGAAGCGGGACTCACGGGTGATGTCAAGGTTGATGCTCATCAAACATCACCTCGGAAAACATGGCCGTTGGAGAAGTCAAACGAATGGCGCAGGTCGGATTTCCACCACCGCTCAAAGTCAACGAATCGGAAGAGAGGATTTACCGCATAACCCCCGTAGTCGCCGGGCAGATAACCCCAATCCTCGGCCATCTGTTCTGCGAAGGCTTTGGGGCTGTCCCATTTGCCGACATACGCCTCTTGAAACGCCTCGCTCAAGTCGTCGTGGTGGGATTTGTTGTGCGGGTCAAGGTTGAACCATTCAAGGAACGGTTTTTTGTGTTCCTCAATGCACCGCATGACTTTGATGAGGTACGGCATGTCGGGATGTTCGCCCAAGTTGGGAACGCCGTCATAATCGTGAATCGCCCATTCCTCGTGATGAAGCCGCTTGCACTTCGTCATAGGATAGGAGCCGTCGTCGTTGAGGTCGCCGTGTTCCCATTGAGTCTCCAACTCGTCGGCATTTATCCACCTGCCGTGGTGTCGTCCTTCGTTGTAGCATGCGAGACATGCCACATACACTTTCTCTTCTTCTTGTATTTCTTCGGTCATATTTTTTTCCTCCATTGTTTTTGGTTTGTTGCGCCTCCTTCGGCTCTATATACCCATTGTAGCAAGGGGTATATAATACCTTCGGTCAGCGACTAAGACACACCACCTCACTTTTTGCGGTTCACCTCCGCTCGTGTGATGTGGTGGACTTTAACGATGCGGTGGCGGCGGTCGCTCGTCCAATCGTGGACTTCACCCGCTCGCACACAAAGAATGTGAGTTGAAGTTTGAATGAGATATGCGCCACGCTTCGGCAGGTGTGGCTTGATGGCTTTGATGGTTTTTCCTTTGGCCCATCGGGAACGGCGATATTTTGCGGCCTTCTCTTTATCGGGCGGGTAAAGGTGGTCACGCTCGGAAAAATAGCGACAGAAGACTTCTTTTTTGGTAAAACCTAAATCGGATGCCGCAAGCCAAACCGTGGACATGGTGGTTCCTTTGCGGAAGTTGCGCCCACGCAAGGCAAGCGCACCGTGGGCCTGTTCGTAGGTCTTGCCCGTGGCTATCGCGAGAGCCTTGACGGTGCAATCGTTACACTCTCGCCATCTGTCGGAACGGCGGTTCATTTTTTGATAGAGGTCGCTCATTGTAAAACCTCCTTGATATACCAAACGAGGCGGCGGTGTTCGTGTTCGTCAAGGTGGCCTTCGGCCAGCCATCGGTCAGCCTTCTCAATTTCTTTTTCGGCAAAAGAAACCCTGTCGGCAGGCTTAATCCAACCAAGCCCTAAGTCGTCGGGCGTGAACACCTCTTCATCATAAATGTGGAGGCATTGAATCGCGTTCTTGTAGCCGCCTTTGGGGTCGCATCTCCACAACACGCCGCCATCTTTCCTCATTTTGGATTTTGACAGCATCCGCTTGCACCAATCGCAAGTCGATTTTTTGGTCATTGTTTCACCCTCCTTTGTTCTCGCTCTTGGTGGATGGCCCAACTTTCGGGAGTCCACCAGCGGCCCCTTCGGAAAATCATGCGTGGTTGTTTGTTTTTTCGGGTCATTGGTTCACCCTCCTTTCGGCGGCGCGCTTGGCGGCTTCTATTGAAGAGAAAACTTGGACTAAGGGAGCCTTGCGGCCATCGGCTAATTTTGTCCGTCCGAACCAAGGGCGACCACATGGGAGGATGTCATCGCCGCCATAGTCAAACAGTCTCAACGGATGGTCGGCCAAAGCGAACCTGCCACAGTCGGACTCAAAATCAAGAAGTCCACGGTGCGGAAGCCATTCAATCATTTTTTGGCCCCCCTTCATATTTTTTGATGGGCTGTTTGTAGCCGCACCGCATCGGAGGCGCACCGTCAAACGGGGGCGTCATGTTTTGACAACTCCACACCCACCAAAAGTCCTTTTTGTCAAACAAATCGGGATAATGGATATGCTCAACTGTCAATAAGTGCTTCGCGTCGGGGTGCTTAGGGCAACATTTTTTGGCGTTCATTGGTTTTCCTCCTGTTTTGTGGAAATGGATTGGGGTTTATAGTCTTTTTCTTGTGCGACTAAGACGCCCCCCCCATCACGACAGGTCGTGCATCGGGTGGTCGGGCGTCGGGTCTGCGGGTGAAGAATCACACCGCCGAACAGACCCCAGTCGTGACAGATGCCGCATTTTATTTTCAAGGTAAATCAGCCCCCGTGATAGCGTCTTTGAAGTCCGACCATGCGGCGGCGGAGGTCGCCCCGTCGTGATAGATGCGGAGAATGCGAGCGCATGATGGACAGCCCAAGCGGAGACCGCGGGGCGCGTTGGTGTGTGTCGGTGAGCCGACAAAATCCAGCGACCAACCAACCGATTTTTGCAGGCGTTCTTTTTCTGCCTTCGCCAGCCATCGGCGCGGGCGGAGGTCGTCGGCGCACTTGAGCCGAACGCGTGGAGCGTTGAGCAGGTCGTCTGCGAGAAAGCGAAGGTCGCACCCGCTGGAAAAGTGGTCGGTCATCGTGCGGCCTCCTGTGCTTTGATGTGAACGATGGCGTTTTCAGCCGCCATGAGAGAGGAATGCGTAGCGACTAAGTGGCCCCGGTCATACACAGACCACCGGATGAACGGCGACCCGTGAGATATTTTTGCGGTCAAAGTAAATCTGCCGCATGAGGAATCGCGAGCGGTGAAGTCGGGCGAGCGCGACCAATGCAGGGGATGAAGAACCCA